TAGAAAATTTAAGCTTGCTCTTTGTCACGAAAAGATATCTGATAGGAGAAAGGATTTTTTACATAAACTATCTTCGAGATTAATTAACGAAAACCAAGTAATCTGTCTTGAAGATCTTAATATTAAAGGGATGGTTAAGAATCACAAATTAGCATTATCAATGCATTCTAATCTTTTTAAGAAAGATAGATCTTCTAATATGGATTTTGTAACAGATCTTAACCAATTAAAAGAAATGTTAGCTAAAGTTTCTAAATTTGCAGCAGAAATAGCTAAACCTTAACCTTAAGGAGAAATTTATGAAAAACGAACTGAAAAACGAACTGAAAACATTATATCGAAAAGACAAAAAGTTGGCTCTTAAAGTGGCTAAAGTTTTAGGATTTAAAATTAACGTTAATGCAAAATTAATGACAAAAAAAGAAGCATTGAGTAACTTAAGCAATGCTGCTGAAACAATTCTTAATACAATGAATACTTTAGCGGATGAAGTAGATTTGCCTGAAAAGATAGAAAAATTAAGTTTAGGTGTTTTAGATAAATTGACTAATTTAAGAGTAGCTTTGAAAAAATTATAATTTAGGAGAAATAATTGGAAAAAAATATAATACCTATGTATTTCCGATGTTAGTTGGTCTAAATTTGTTAGCTATCTAAAATATAAAGCTGACTGGAATGGAAGAAAATTAGTATTTGTAGATAGATTTTTTCCTTCAAGCAAGACGTGCTCTAATTGTGGATCTATAAAGAAAGATTTAACATTAGCTATTAGAGATTGGATATGTGACATCTGTAATTTCCATCATGATAGAGATGTTAATGCAGCTATTAATATTAGGAACGAAGGATTAAATATAAGATTATATAGTAAACCATCTGGCTGTGGGACGCAGTCGGATGTAAAACAAAAACTAGGCAGAGGCGTTGTCGTTAGACGAGTCTAAGACCCTAGAAGTCGTTGAGCCAAAAGAGCTTAATGGCAATCCATAGAAGAAGTACTTTAATTTGCGTGTTAATGAGTTTAACTTTAGGAGATTCCTGTGTTTAAAGACTACAACATTGGTCTAGGTAATTATATTGAGGAAGCTCTACCACTTAAAACTATTGAGTGTAAAAAAGAGAACGCTTTTGAAAACTATGCAAAGCATCATAATCAAAATAAAGTAACCCTCGCATTTGCGTCATACCATATGACCGGAGATGTAGAGTTGGATGGAAGTCGTTATAATTCATATATTCATAGAAGTGGTTTAGTAATAGGAGAGAATACAACAACCCAAAGAGCTGTTCGAGTAAGAGCTATACCTATTACACATCCATATATTATTGATTTTTGGGCTCAAAATAAAGATGAAATTCAAAATTTACAGAAAACTTTTTGGATTGCAGTTGCAGATAGTCCTATTGTACATGTCTTTGATAGGGAAACCGATATAGCTCATCGTGTTTCTTTAGATATAGAAGGAAGTTTATCAGAAAATGTAGAGCAGGTGGAAGATAGAGCAGGTTTTTATAACTCCACTGTAAATGTGAGATTAGGTGTGTGGATTAGAATACCCACAGAAACACCTACTATTTCAAAAGTAATTATAGATTACATTGAGAGTCCTAGTAAGTATGTAATAAGAGTTGGTGAGTATTCATAAACGGAGGAAAAAATGGCTGATATAATTTTTGGAGCAGTAAAAGATCCAAAAGATACGCGAGATTATCTCACAGGTACTCTTTTGGAGAAAGGTAAGTTATCTACACCTACAGCGTCTTCAGTGATAGATTGGACTTCTGAAATGACCCCTATTAAAAATCAAAGTAGTCTTGGAAGTTGTGTTGCATTTGCTATATGTGCTGTGAAAGAATGGCAAGAAAAAACTGAACAACTTATTGCTGCTGACAATATAAAAAATTATGATTTATCAGAACAGTGGTTATATTATAAGTGTAAAGAAATAGATCCTTGGCCTAATATTCAAGGCACTGCTTTTAGATACGCAATGAAAGTAATGGCTAAAGAAGGTGTTCCTGTAGAGCAGGGTTGGAATTATGATCCTAAAACTAAAGGAGAGCCGGAGAAATGGGCAGCAGGAGTTGCTAGCTGGTACAAAAGTGGAGCTTATTGGAGAATTAGTAATTTAGCTGAATTAAAATTATTATTAAATTTAGGTCCACAGGCTATAGGAATTTTATGTTTTAAGGGAATTTTTAGTCCAGTTGATGGCGTTATTTCCAAGCCAGGTAGAAAAGAGAGAGCATTAGGGGGGCACGCTGTATGTGTATGTGGTTATAACGATGAAACAGGGCTTTTAAAAATTAAAAATAGTTGGGGCTCAAATTGGGGCCAAGAAGGTTATGGATATATATCCTACGATTACTACAAGTCTTATTGTCTAGATGCTTGGTATTTTGCAGATTCAACAATTGAACAAGCTTCTAAACCTAAGGAGGTAAAAATGGCGAAAGAAATTAAAAAAGTACCAGTGCAGAAAATTAAATTAATTAATAAAAAACGACAACTGCAGATACTTCACATTAATGAAAATGGTAAAGATACCACACTTCGTGTTGTTAGTGGTGCAATGATTACGGTTAGACCTGATCAAATGTCTGGAGATATCCGAAATAAAATACAAAAAGGGTTGTTAGAAAAGAAATAAATAATAATATATTTGGAGGTTAGTCTATGGCTTATTATATCGCTCCAGGAGTTAAATTTAGAGAAATTGATTTATCTGAATACGCTCCTGCATTATCAACCAGTATATGTGGTATCATTGGAACGGCTACAAAAGGCCCTATAAATACTGCAACTTATATTACATCTGCTGAACAATTTATTAGAGTATTTGGAACTCCAACTCCTGATTCTTATATGGCTTACGGAGCTTTAGAGTTCTTGGCAAGAGGGAGTTCATTGTGGGTCGTACGTGTTTGTGGTGGTAGTTATGATGGAGTTTCTTATACTTCAGCGGCAAAAGCTTCTATTGCTGTTACAGGTGCAACATCTGCCGGAACAGTTCTAGGAACTAATAGTGAATATTTCACAATTACAGCAGCTACAGGTGGAACAACTACAGGTACAGAGGTTGAAAACTTTACAATTGCTTTAGGTACCAGTGATGCTTATTCATTTACAATTGATGCTGGTGTAGCTCAAACAGGAACAATTGCAGCCGGAACTTATTCAGCAACTACATTAGCAGGTCTTTTAAACGCAGCTACAGCAGGTTTAACTTTTGCAGATGATGGAACAGGCAAATTAAAGATTACACTTAATAGTACAGGTGCTAGTCATAATTTTTCAATTGATGCAATCGGTAGTGATTTATATACCGTAGCAGGTTTAACTGCAGCTACATATACAGGTGTAGATGGAACAGATGAAGTATCAGTTACTTTAGCTGGTGTGGGTGCAGGGACACAAACTTTTACTTTAACAGCCGGTACTAGAAGTGCAGCTCAAGTAGCTGAAACTATTAATGATACTGCAACTAATTTTGTGGCGTCTGCAGATTCTTTAGGTAGAGTTAAATTAGTTAATTCTAATACAGGTTTAACCAACAGCATTACCGTTGATGCAGTAAGTACAGCTGATACTCCTTTAGGTTTTGATAATGATGTACACGCTGGTACAGATGGTTCCAGTACTACACTTACCTTTTATGCAAATTCAGAAGGTACCTGGGCAAATAGCTATAAAGCAACTATTAGTAATGCAGATGCAGCCGCAGAGACTTTTGATCTTGCCCTTTATACCGGTGATGATATTAGATTAGAAATTTTTCAAGGATTATCAAAAGATAGTTCTTCTGCAGATTTCCATCAAACTATACTTGCAGCTGAATCTAATTATATTACTGCTGTAGATGTTGGAGCAGTTAGTTCAGTTCCTGTAGATGGTGACTACACACTAATAGCAGGTGTTAACGGTATTGCTGATATAGTTGATGCTGATTTTGTTGGTACAATTACTGCAACGAACGTTAGAACAGGTTTGAAAATCTTTTCGAATCCAAACCAAATAGGTATTAGTATTTTATTTGCACCCGGTGAAACGGCCCAAGCAATTCAAAATGCATTAATAACCACCTGTGAGGTTGATAGAAAAGATACAATTGCTATTTTAGATACGGATGATGATTTAACAGTACAAGAAGCCGTTAACTTTATGAATGGTGAAGGTAGTATTTATTCAGGTAGAACAGCTTTAAATTCTTCTTACGCTTGTTTGTACTATCCCTGGATTAAAACTTATGATGCTTATAATCCTACAGCAGGGGACGATAGTGATGGTTATCTTTGGATACCGCCTAGTGGATTTATGGCAGCTCAAATGGCATATACAGATTATATTTCTGATCCATGGTTTCCACCCGCAGGTCCTGAAAGAGGTAGACTTGCTTCAGCATTAGGTGTTAAATATAATTGTGAAGAAGGCGACATTGTATTAATGTATGGAACACCTAATAGCTTAAATCCAATTATTGAAAAAGATAGTATTATTCAAGCATATGGACAAAAAACATTACAAAGAGCAGCAACGTCTCGGGATAGAATTGCTACAAGACGTATGTTGAATTTTGCTGAGTCTGTTGTTTCACTTTCAGCTGGTACGATTTTATTTGAGCCTAATGATGGTGTAACATGGAGACGGTTTGTGAGGTTAGTAAATCCAATTTTTGAAATGATTAAAGATAGAAGAGGTTTATATGATTTTAGAGTGGTGTGTAATGAATCTACAAACACTTCTGATTTAATTGCGAACAATACAATGGCTGGTCAAATTTTAATGCAACATATGAAATACACAGAAATTATTCAAATTGATTTTGTATCTACGCCAGTTGGAGTTAGCTTTTCAGAAATTGAGGTTTAAAGTAAGTTAGAGACTATGATATGCTAGAAGAAGGCAAGTTGCCTTCTTCTAGCATTTTAGGAGATTATATATGAATAAAATAGATGCTCTTGAACAACAAGGAAAATTTATAAAAGCGGAAGCTCTTAGAAAGATAAAAGCTGGACGTAAACCCGGGCGGCCTAAAAAAATAGCAGACGGGGATACCATAACAGATTTTATTATTCTTAAAATAAGAGAGGATATTTCGGAACTCTTAACTGAGCACAACCTTCCAACTGCGATCTTTTATATTGAAAAGATGATTGAAACACCTTTATCGACATTACGTAAAGCGTTGAAATCTTCTATTCAAGAAGTGGTTGATAAAGTTGTAAACAAATAAGGTGGTGATGTTATGGATAGACAGGAATTAGTAATTAGTATGTTGGAAGAAGAAGGACAATACGTTTTAGCTGACCAGTTCCGGGCCTTAACAGCAGATAAAGCTACCAGACGAAAAAGTAAAATTGAAGCCATAAATATCGCAGCTGATGTAAGAGACAAGCTAGAAAAGTTAGGTAAGAATTTATTGAGTTCAAAAGTTGGTGCAGGAATTATAGATATGGCAGAGCTATTGGACGCAGAGTTTGATAGATTAGAGGACAAAATTGCTAAAATTCTAACAGAATATCTTGAATTTAAATCTAATAATCAGGAAGAAGAGCCGGTTACTCAACCTGAACCTTTTAATCCACCCGAAGAAGAAATCGAAGATGAAGAAGAAGTAGAGGATGTAGAGGATGTAGAGGATGTAGAGGTGGAAAAGATTAATCCTGAAGAAGAAACTGAAGAAGTAAAGACGGAGGAGGAGTAAAAATGGGTATAAATTTAACTGCTGGTCATATTAGTGCAGGATCACAGGGAACGTTTACCACAAAAGATTTACAAGGCAATTATGAAGTTCAAAGACAAAATGATTGGTATTTTGAAGTTGAGCCTCCAAGTGGAGCTTTAAGTGACACAAAAAGAGTTATAACAGTTGCTTTAGATATAGGTTTCTTACCCAGTGAATCAAGTGAAGAAATTGAAATACATTTTGTGAATGAAAGAGTTTACGTTGCCGGCAAACCAATGTTTGAAGCTGGTACTTTGACATTAAAAGATTATGTTGATTATCCCGTCATGAAAACTATTGCCGACTGGAGAAAAGTAGTTTATAATCCACAAACAGGTCAAATTGGTCTGGCTAAGAACTATAAAGTAGATGCAAGTGTTGTACTGTTTGCACCTGATGGTTCTTATAGAAGAGAGTGGGTTTTAAGGGGTTGTTGGCCACAAGCTGTTAATTACGGAGCTACTTTAGATATGTCTACTATGGAACAGAATAAAATTGAAGTTACAATTCGATACGATAAAGCATGGGCTAAAGAGTTAGAGGGTAACGAAGGTAAAACTGTTCTAAATTAAAAGGAAATTAGAAAAATATGAAAACTGAAATTAAAGCTTTATATAAGAAGAATCCAAAATTAGCAAAAGAAGTTGCCAAAGTTCTTGGCTATAAGATTAAAGCAGTTGAAGCTGTAGAAATAGCTTTTAAAGATCTTCCTAAGCAGACTCTAAGCACTTTAAAACTTATGGGGTGGGCTCCTGGAGTAGTGGATAAGATTGTCAAAAGCGGACTTTATGGAATTCAAATTACCTCTAAGAAAAAAGGATTTTTAAGAAGTGAGGTATTAAGGTACTTAATGAAAGATCCAAATTTTGATGTAGCAGTAGCCGTAGGTCCAAGAACGTTAAGGTTAGACTTTTTATATCCGGATGAAGACTAAATAGAATTTTAAATATTTTCGGCAGAGATTTTTTTGAATAGTAAGATTGTTATAATTCGATACGTATGGGCTAAAGAGTTAGCAGGTAACAAAGGCAAAACTGTTCTAAATTAAAAGGAAATTAGAAAAATATGAAAACTGAAATTAAAGCTTTGTATAAGCAGAATCCAAAACTGGCTAAGGAAGTAGCCAAAGTTCTTGGCTATAAGATTAAAGTACAAGCTGGTTATAAAAATCAAATTAAAGACCTGGTAACTGAAACTGTAGTAGGTGGTTTAACAGAAGATATAGAGTATGCAGATGAAGCAGAAGGAAAAACTGCTTTAAAGTACTTAAAAGATTTAGTAAATAAACTTACAATGAATAGCGTTTTCGGTAGAGGTTTTTTTGAAGAATAGTAAGATTAATAATAATACTATAATAAGGAGTAAATATGTTAGGAAATACTATTACATTACCATCAAAAGGTGTACTTTATCCTAATTTAAGTGGTGGAGAGGTAGAGGTTTTACCTATGAAAACAGGACAAGAAGAGCTGTTAGCTGGTCGTCCTGAAATGATTCCTATTCTTAATGCTTTGATTTTAAATTGCGTACCTAAAGTAAAAGCAATGGGTATGAGTCCTTTAGATTTGATTTCTGGTGACAGAATGTTTTTATTGTTCATGATTCGAAAATTTACTTATGGACCCACTTACGGATTTAAAATTAAGTGTCCAGGTTGTGGATTAACTTATAGGCAAGAAATTATTATTCCAGATAGTTTAGAGGTTACTGAATTAGAAGAGGGAGCAACAAGCCCTTTTGGAGTTAAGTTGTCTGACGATAAGACTGAAATTGGATTTAAGCTTTTAAATGGACATGATGAAATAGAGATTGAACGATTTAGAAATCAGGCATTCAAGAAGGGTGTGCAACAAGGTGATCCTTCTTACACATATACGATTGCAAGACATATTGTTTCAATAGACGGTAAAGAAGTTACTCTTAAAGAAGCTTTAGACTATACACGAAAAATGGATGGAATGGATTCTCAAATTTTACAGGATGAAATTAAATATATAGAGCCCGGTCTTAGTAGAGACTTGGAACTGGAATGTGCTCAATGCGGTTATGATATTGAAACTGCATTACCTTTCAGCTCCGAGTTCTTTCGTCCCAAACTTAGAAGAAGGCCATAATATTTTAGAGCAAAAATTCCAGCTCTCTTATTGTGGATTAGGTGCATTACAGAGTTTAGATGAAATGTACTCTCCCGATCGTCAATGGCATTATGCACGATTGGTAGAACAAAAACGTATAGAACAAGCGGAAGCGGACAAACAACAAAAGAAAGGTTAGGAAGGAAGATTACTCTTCCTTCCTTACACATAATTAGATGGCAGATAGAAATCCAGCAGCTTTAAATATCGTAAATGCTTTACAAAGTTTACGTAAAACTGTATCTTCTTCAGGTGGTAGAGTGGATAAAACTGTTTCTACCGTTGCCAATTCTTTAGATGAATTAAATCAACTCTTTAAATCATCTCGAATGTTTAAAAAAACAACTGTAAAGTCTATGGCTACTTTTTTTAAACAAGCTCCTGCTCTTATAAACACTTTAAATAGTAATTTAAGTGGTCTTAACCAATCAACAGCTTTATCAGGTTCGGATATAAAAAATCTTAACACTACATTACAAGAACAGCCTGCCTTCTTAGAAGATTTAACAGATCAATTAAATTCTTTTGGAACAGGTTTAGATGAAATGCAAGGTGGCCTTAAAGGTGTGGAGGTAAGTGCTCAACTTAACCCTGAAACACAGCGACAGTTTGCAGAAATGGAATCAGATTTAGGTAGTATTCATTCCGAGATTCAAGATGTAATGAATGCTATTGCTTCTTCTGGTAATGTTACAGGAGGTGCAGCTCAAGAGGTGGGTAAGTTATCAGGTTCTATGTCCGATATGGTTAGACAGCTTTCTGTACTAACTAAGGGTGGTCAAATTAATGCAAAAACATATATGGAAATTACACGTAGAATTTCAACAGCGAATCAAAAATTAAATCATACTCGAATAGATATGGGTAAATTAAACAAAGATTTAGAAAAAACCGTTGACTTGCAGGATGAAGCTGGTGATGGAATCAAAAAAGGTGTAGACGCTTTGGTTATGATGGGAGCTTTCGACCTTTTTAAAGGTGTTCAAACAGGTGAAGCTGTTAATCAAATTTCTAGTTTAAATGATGAATTAATTGAATTTAAAAGACTTACCGGGAGTTCTAATGAAGACTTAAAAGTTTGGCAAGACTCAGCTATTAGTACTGCAAAGATCCTCAATAAATTAGGTGTAGCTGCAGACCCAGCAGAAATTGCTGATTTATATAACATTATTCGAAAAACAGGCATAAGAGGTGCTGAAGATATAAAAGCTTTATCATTTACAGTAAAACAATTATCCGATGCAACTAATATCAGTAAAGAAGAAGTTGCAGATTTTGCACAAACAGTAACTAAAAGATGGGGTGGATCTATTAGAACTGTTGGTCTGTTAAGTAGTGCTTTTATTGCATTACAGCGAACTACAGGTGCTTCAGCAAAAGAACTTATGGATAAAACACAAGAATTAGGTAAGACGTTTACCTTAACAATGTCTCGTTTAAGTAAGCGGGGTAAAGAAACATTTGCTGTAGATTTAGCTGCTGCAGCTGGTGCATTTAAAGATATTGGATTAGATAGTACTGCCTTGTTAGAAGATATGAATTTAGCTCTAACAGAACCTGGAGAAGCGGCTAAAAAGTTTGGTCACATATTACAAGGTACTGGATACACAATCCAGCAAATGGCTAAAGATTTAGAAAAAGGTAATATTGATAATGCTATGAAAGCCATAGCTATAGGTACAAAAAAATATGCCAATATGTCAACTGTACAGTTAGGTATTATTGCACAAACATATGGTAACAATATAGAAGACTTAGCGCTGCTATCCCAAAAGGGTGGTAAATTTTTCGACATCTATATTAAATCTATACAAGCAGGGACTAAAGAATTTGCTAATAGCCAAGGTGCTTTAGCAGAAGCAGCTAAAGTAGAAAATGAAAAAATAGGAAATTTATTTGAACGTGTAGGTAAGCGGATAAAGACCTGGATAGCCGGTAGTAGTGTTAAAGCAATGAAAGGCTTTGGAGTGAATTTATTAGAGTTAGCTCCTAAACTTGCACTTCTAGTAATTGTTGCAGATAAAATGGGTTTAAGAATGGATTTTCTAGCTAAAGGAATGAAAAAAGCCGGAGGAATGGTTTTAGGCTATGTAGGAAATCTATTAGGTTTAACCACAGCTTCTGCTGGAGCTACTGCTGCTACAGGAACTGCTACAGTAGCTACCACTACTTTCGGAACAGCTTTATCCGCAGCAATATGGCCTGTAACTGCTATTGTTGTGGCTATTGCCGGTTTATGGGCGCTATTTAAATATGGCCCTACTTTAATGGATAAATTAGCTAAAAGGTTTCCTCAATGGGAGGAAGGCTTTATGGCCATTAAAGATGGACTTTTATACGTAAAACAAGCATTTATAAATATGTGGAAAACAATAGAACCTTATATGAAGGCTTTTGGTAAAGTGTGGTGGAGTGTTGTTGTTCTACAATTTAAGGTTGGTTGGAGTATCATTAAAACTGTAGGTATTGGCTTAATTACGACTTTTAAAATGGTCTGGGCTATTGCAGGACCTATTCTTATAGCTTTTGCAAAAGGTATCAAATATCTTTGGAGTATATTAGCAGAATCCGAAGGTATTCAAAAAACAAAAGAAATGTTTCAAGGTTGGTTAACAGGTGCTAAAGCATTTATGAATATACTACCTCAAATTTCCCAGAGTATTACTAATTTTTTCTCTTGGGTTCAAGAAAAGTTAAGTACTGCAGGTGAGTTTTGGTCTCAAATCGATTTAGCTAAACCTTTTAGGGTTGTTTATAATGTACTTGGTGATGTTATCAAACAATTAAATAAATTTTTAAGATTGGGTTCTAAGGTACAAGAGATAGGTGGCTTTGTCAAGAAATTTGGTTCCGAAAAAATACAGAAGGTAGGTGGCTTTGTCAAGAAGTTATGGCCTTTTGGACGAGATAAAGAGGCAGCATCAGGGATGCTGCCGCCAATTACACAAATTCAAAAACTCGCAGAGACTCAAGGCACTATTTCTGCAATACCTGGTATAAGTCAAGGCAGTAAAGTTATTTCTCCAGAACCAGGTCAGAAGATTTTTGCTGAATCTCCAAATGTTGTTTTGAATCCTAAGTCAGATATTGATGTACATCAAGAGGATGTAGTTGCTGCCATTAAAACATTAACAAATACAATTAAACAAGGTCAAATTCGAAGTACTCAGAGTGCAAAAGCACGTAGACCAAGAGGTGAAGATCAACAGACCGAATTAGTTAGTAGATGGGATCTATAGGAGAAAAAGAATGTCTTTAACGTTAAAGCAATCTTTAATGCATGCATATTTTAGGGATTTAGATGCACGAAATACATCATCCGCCGAAAATACACTAATATTCGATTATATTCCAGAAGAAATATCGGATTCTAAAACAGCAAATTATAACTATGTAGATATACCAGGTAGATCTGAACCTATAATAGGTTATACCAATAGTTCTTTAAGAGAATTTTCTATTCATCTAATGTTTATGGCTGGTATTGGACAAAGATCACATCCATCAGGTCAAGTTGATGATGCTTTTGCAGTAAAACAGAAAGTAGATTGGCTTAGATCATTAACTTATCCCGATTATTCGGGTCAGTATGTTAGACCACCACATAAAGTATTGTTTTCAATAGGACAATTAATAAAAAGTGTGTGCATTATTCCATCTGTAAATGTAGTTTATAAAGGACCTTGGAGTACCGATTTACTTCCTTATTTAGCGGAAATTGATATAACTTTACAAGAAGTTAATGGAGTTCCTTTAGGACTCACTGAGGTACGTAATGGATATTTAAATATTTCTGGAGACTATTAATGAATCAGAAGAAAGTAGTGGATTATGCGACAGTTCAGTTTAGATTCAAAGGTGGTAATACTTTTGATCCTCTTCCTCCGGATAATATTGTGTCCTTTACCTATGAAGATATAGCAACTACAGGTTGTAATAGATTTACTTGTGAATTATTTGACAGTACATGGCATACAATAGAAAATCTTATTATTGAAAAAAAGGGTGAAATAGAATTTAGATTTGGTTGGTCGTACAGTGGTCGTTTATCTGAGTGGCAAAGCGCATCTATTTTAACACAAGCACCCACTTTTGAAATACATGGTTTGCGAATAGCTATGGAGGGTTTAGGCACAATTATTACAGCTAACGATGAAGCAAAAACTAGAGATTGGAGTGATAAAAGATATTTAGGTAAAATACACGAAATCGTTAAAGCAATTGCAGAAGAACAGAATTGGGAGCATGATATTACAGAAACTGCATTGAAATTAAGTGAAGAAGGGGAGCCTAGAATCTTTGTCCAAACTCAGTTACCAGATCTTAGTTTTATTAAAACTATTTTATTACCTGAGGCTATCACTACTGATGGAAGAGGGGATTTTCGTTGTTATTATAATGCAAGCGAAAATAAGCTATATTTTGGACTTCCGAAATTCGAAAATCCTGCTGTTCAAACTTATACGGTTTATAAAGACTATATGGGACAGGTAATTAGTTTTACACCCGACCTTGGAGATGGTTCTCTTCAAAGAGATACCGGAGCATTAAATATGAGAATGGTTGGAATGGATCCTTTTAAGAAAAAACTTTACGATGTAGTTGTTGATAATAAAGCAAGTACAAAGAATAAAGTCTTACTTGGGCAATTTATTCCAGACCAACAAATAAAAACAAAAGGTGGAGCAGGAAGATTTTTGCGATCACCTGTGCATACTGAAGGGTCAGCAGCAGCTATTGCAAGGCAGACCTGGGAAAAAAGATACAATTTAATTTTTCAAGCTGAATTAGAAATAATTGGAGATCCAACTTTAAGACCTGGAACTAATATTGGTGTTTTAGCTTTAGATTCAAATAATCAGCCTTTTTATTTTTCAGGTAAGTATTCAATATTAAAAATACAGCACACTATTAGTGATGGTAATTATACAACAAGACTTTCGTTAATTAAAAACGCTATGCGAGAAGGTACAATTAATGCTGAAGCAGAACAATATGGGGATATTAAAGCAGTAATTGAAGAACTTGAACGAATGAAAGAAGAAGGCCTTCTAGGCGTAGCATATTATTTTTAAAAAGAAGAGGATTTGAATACATGGTATGGAAACCATCAGATGTTTACCAGGTTAATAAAGAGTATGCATTACTTAAAGAAGCTAATGGGTTATGGAGAGGTGTTTGTGAGTTCAATTTAGATCCAAAAGGTTTAGGTCGGATTAAAGTAAGGATACCTGCAATACATGGAGCTGCATATGGAGGTGCTGCTAATTTAGATTCTACAGCAGATCAGGCCACTAGCGGTGGGGGAGTAAGTATAAAAGGACTTTCTTGGGCGTGGCCTTGTACAAAAGGAAGCGGTGGTGTATTAGATTCAGGTGAATATGATATTCCTTTAATTGGTGCTGGTGTTTGGATAATGTTTGAACAAGGTGATCCCAACTATCCTGTATGGGTGGGTACTTGGCCAGCTATTCCAGAAGAAGAACAGGAAGCAAACACCATTAGTGGCTGGAATATACCAGACGTTCCAACTTCTATGGGTAAATGGATGCAAGAACCAGGCTTATCAACACCCAAAGAAACACATGAACAAACTAATAATGATCCTCAAGTTCGTGTGTTAGCAAAAACACCTAAAGGTGCAACAATTTTAGCTATTGATACTGATTCTGCAGAAACACTTATGATTATTGATCGCGCAGGTCAAATGATAGAGATGTATTCTCCAGTTACAGCAACTAAAAATGAAGGAAATGGGGCACAAAGGGGTTTAAAAACAGCAAGGGATGAAGACTCTTTAGATCCAAGTACATATTGTACAGACGATAATGCTTATATCAGAATAATAGATACAAGTTACAAAAACAATCAATGGGTTGGTCAATTTCTTAAATTATCTGCCAAAAAAGATAGTCAGGTAGTTCGTCTACATGGTGCTGCGGGTCATGATATTTATTTAGACAGCACTAAAGATGCAGAAAGAATAGTTATTAAAGACAATAAAGGAAATTTTATCTATATTGATAAAGATAGCAATTTAAAGATTAAAGTAAAAGAAGATCAAAAAATTACAGTTGAAGGTAATGTAGTAATGGATGTACAAGGAGATTGTACATATAAAACAAAAGGTACATATGAAATAGATTGTGAAAATTTTATTGTTAAAGCTAAAACTAATCTAACACTGAGTGGAAAAACAGCTAGTCTTAAAACAGATGGACTTAAAATCAGCAGTGCAAATAGTATGGAGTTAGCTGGCGGTTCTCTTAAACTGGGTAGTAAGGATGGTATTGCTTTGAGTTGTCCCGGAGCCGCATCAATTGCAGCTGCTACAGTTGATTTCGTCCAAGGTGGTTCCGCACCTACACCAGACTCACCAGACAGTCCTGCTGAACCAGAAGACCCGGCTGGTGAAGTCACGATTCCACCAGAAACGTTTCCAATTGGATAAATAAAATCTTGTAAGTAAAATAATATAAGAGGAAAAATAATGCCAAAGTATAAATGAAAGCCCCGAGATAAAAAGAAGCAGGATGCTTCTGATACAAATACAACAAAAAAAGATAAAGGTGGAGATAAAAAATGCCAGGAGTCGCCAGAGCAACAGTAGATATAGCTTTAGGTATGTGTACGCATCCAGGTTCAGTGCCACATCTGTTTACAGCTATTGTAACTACCGGCTCCACTCTTACGAAATCTGAAGGGTTTGCAGTTGCAAGAATGTTAGATATAACACAGAACTCTTGCTCAAAAAACCTTACAGGGTCAGTTTTAACGGCTTCTAGTTTAACATCAGATTTAAGCTTAGGTGTAGCACGTCAGGGTGATATGGTGACTACACCTTATGGAATTTTAATATTTATAACCGCTTCTGTGCTTACTAGCAGTACATAAATAAGAGATAAGAGGTAAATATAATATATGGATTGGTTGGCAAAATTAAAAGAAATGGAATCAGGATATGGTGCCAAAATTAATGCATTAGAAGGTCAGGTGGGTGCAGTCGTAACTCAATCTACTGATCTTAAAGAACAGATAGATGCTTTAGATACTGCGAATGGATTTAATAAATCCAGTGCAGGTAATATTTTAAACGATAAAGCTGCTGTTTTTGAAACGAAATTAGGTGGTGTTGTATCTGTACATGTAGGTGCTAATTTTGGAAAGACAAACTTAACGGACTGGTATTTGTATTGGCATGGAGATGTTTCAACTACGCCTGTTACACCCGGAAAGATCGTGTATAGATATGGTTCCATAGGTTGGGATGGTAACCCAACATTAACTTGTTTATTTAATGAATTTGATTTTTTTAATGATTATATAAATGATCCTTTAACTGTTAATATAGCTGGTTTAAGAGATTTACTTAATTTATTAGACCAAGCCCAAACAACATTAGAGAATGCTATAGCTACTTATAATACAGCTAAAAGGCGGCTAAAAGGTTGGATTAATTCAGGTATCAGTGGGTGTCTACTTAATCCTACAGGTGGAGATTTAGATTGGTAGTAAGGAGATTTTAAAAATATGAGTGTGGTAATAGATAAAGATATATGTATAAATTGTAATTTATGTGTTTTTGCTTGTCCAACAACCGCATTAGCAGTTGCAGGTCCAGATGAAATTTCAGTAAACGAGATACTATGTGAACAAGAAGAAGGCTGTAAGGAATGTATTGATGAATGTACGTTAGAGGCAATATCAATACGAGATGAGGATGACTTATAAGGAGTTAAAAATGGCAGGTTTTTCACCCTTTTTAGGTAAAGGGGCTAAGTATCCTTTTGCATTTGATGAAAATACAGGAGGAGTTCGAAAAGCTTCTTCAGAAAACTACTACTTAGGTGGTACTGGTCTTGAGGATTTAGTTAAAATTAACGACTCAATAGCACATATTTTATCTGTAACTGTGGGTACACGTTTTTTCCTACCAACTTTTGGGGCTAGAGTTAACGATTTAGTTTTTGAACCTAATGATGATATTTTTGCAGATGCAATTCGTGTATACATTGTTGATGCACTTAAAACCTGGGAAAAAAGAATAGATATTCTATCCGTAGATATTTCAACAGATGTTGAAGATTTAAAACAACATAAATCAAAAATACAAATCAATTATAGAGTTATTTCTAGTCAAAAACTAGGTAATTACGTATATCCGTTTGTACGTACTCTTTAAGGGAGAATCGTTATTATGAAAAATGAACTAAAAGCTTTATATAAACAAGATCCAAAGTTGGCGAAAGAGGTTGCTAAGGTACTTGGTTTTAAAATTAATGTAAAATCTGAACTTAAAGGCGCTAATTTAAAAAAAATAGTTCAAAGTATATTGCAAACAATGAAAGCTTTAGAAAAATTTAAAGCGAATGGTTTGAATTTAATGATAAAATCATATGAAGGTGGGGCTACTACGAAAAAAGTTGCAAAGTTGGTTGATGATCTTTATGAGCAGTTAGATAGCTATGAAGCAGATCAGTGGATAAGGGAGAGATAAATGCCATATTTAGTGACGGCACTTATAAAAAAATGTCGAAAAGAGGACAGTAAACCAGGTCGGGCTTGGTGTGCATATAAACCTGTTAAAGAAGGTTCTATGAAAGAAACAATTCCACAACCAAAAGGTTGGCCAAAAACATATGAAACGAAAGATAAAGCAGAACGTGGGGTACAGATGATGAAGACGTTTGGTGGTGCAGGTATTCAAGCAGGTTGGTTTGTAGATATTTTATTACCTACAGTATATGCTTGTTATGTTAAAAATCCAAAAATTATTGACAGCAAAAGAAGATTACTAAGCAAGGTAAATGCACAGGTACGTACTTTTTTAAGAACTTATCCTGAAGAGTTTTCTACTATTCAATATTGGTGTAAAAAATTTCATGCACTCAAAACGCAAGCAAACGTTTTACGTGCAATTAATAAAGAATTACGTGAAAATGATTTTGTACAACAAGCTAAAATTGTAGCTTCTATATATAGAAAAATAAATGCTCAAGGAACTTATGCAATTCTTAAAGCATATTACGGCAAAAATAAAACAGAAACAGCATTAGCTGGCTTGTTTACAAGTCCTATGGGCTATCAAGGACCAGGCCAAGTTGGAATTGAAAATATTGAAAATATTGAAACAGTTCCTATAAACCAACCTATGATGGAAGAAAATGTAGAGCAACCTATGATGGAAGAAAATGTAGAACAACCTGAAGATGTAATAGAACAAACGGGTCCTAACTTTTTATGTCCTTCATGTCAGTTAAAATTAATACAACATTTAGCAACTTGTCCTTTCTGTGGACAAAATCCTTTGCAGAATTTAGAACAACCAGCTACTGAAGAAGAGATACAGGTTTTTGAACAACTACAAGCCTTTTTAGATGTTAAAGGCAACAGCAAACAGAGTCGAGTAATTAAACCCTAATGGAATATACAAGTAATGATTTTGAAAAATTTCTTCGAGGTGAAGAGAATGCTATTGATGAAGAAGATCAAATAGATCTTACAAAGACCTCTGGAGATAATTATGACCCTTTTGCGTTAATTAAGCGAGCAATAGATAGTGATTTTGATAGTTCTGTTTTTGAGCGTATTGATGATTCTGATCTTCCTTTAGCTTATAATTGGTTAGATTTTTGTGTTAATAGTAGATATTTAAACATCAAACCTTTTCCAACACAAATTAAATTTGGTCTGCAGTTTTTTGCAGATTATTGTCCTGACTGTTCAGACCCAGGAGTAGTAGATAATTTATTTGATGAGTCTTTACAGGAAATACTTGATAGAGTGCAGACCTTACACCATGGAGTGTGTCCTAAATGTAAACGCACACGGTTAGATTTTGCAAAAGAAGGTAAATTACATTATTACAATGAGTTAGCTGGGTGTGCAGGACAACGGGCCGGGAAGTGTCTAGCGTATGACACTATAATTTTAACAGAAGATGGTGTTATGCAGATAGGAGAATATTGTAAGAAAAGTTTTTCTGTAGGTTTTAATGAAATTAATTTAAATATACATAACGGAAATAAATTAACACCTGCTAAGTATTTTTATAAAACAGATAAATCTCCTGTTTACCGTGTAGAGTTAAAAAGTGGAGCTTTTATTAAAGGCAAAGATTCCCATCCTATAAAAACTTTTTACGGGTTTCAATTATTAAAAGATTTAAAAAAAGGTACTCCTATAAAGGTAGATTATGGTCAAAATGTATGGGGGAATAAAATACCTATTTTTGATACAAAGACAATAAGAGTAGAAGGTGATTTAACCACAAAAGAAATTCCTCTTCTTATTAGACAGGCCCCTAAGATTTTTGTTACTGAATTTCTTAAATCTTTGTTTGAAGGTGATGGAGGAATGGAAGCAAACAAAGTAGTTTCCTATTGCACTATATCGGAAAAGCTAATTACGCAGTTATCTGGTATTTTACTTAATTTAGGTATTCCTCATAAGTTAATTAGAGGTTACGCATTAGCTACTAATGGTACAGAAAAACAAGTTCCTAGACGATACTACAGTATTTATATTGGAGGTAAGTATTTAGAAGTATTTCAAAAAGAGATAGGTTTTATTTCAAAGAGAAAAAAGAAAGCACTTGAAAAGGCAGTTGAAACACATAGAAATCGTCAGAAAAAAAATCCTTTATATTATGATAAGTTACCCGATGTAATTAAAGTAGAATTCCTTAAATTAATTTCCGAAATAAAGAAAGAATTACATGTGTACTGGTCCGGTTCTACGGACCGTTATGGATTTTTAACGTTGGTGAATTATTCAAAAGTTTTTGGTGTATTAAACAGAGACAATGTTTGTTTAACTAAACAAAAGATACAGTTTTTGGTGAATTGTGTAGAAGCATCAAAATATAAAAAAAGATTATCTAATAGTACACATCAGAAATTACGGTATTTTGAATCATTTTGTGAAGAAAATTCTTATTGGACGTATGTAAAAAATATTGAGAAATTAGAAGAAGAAGAATTATATGATTTTAACATTCCGGATAAACACCAGTTTTGGACAAATGGAATTATTTCACACAACTCTGTGTGGGTTTCTATGACAGCATGCTACCAACTACATAGATTTTTAAAAATTCCTAATCCAAGTCACTATTTTAGTGTGTTAAAAAACCAAACTCTACATATGACTTTTGTTGCTATTTCATATGTACAGGCTCAAGATACTTTATGGCAGCCTTTCAGAGATTTTTATGATGATTCGCCTTGGTTTAAAAATTATAATGCTATGTTGGATAGTTATGGAGCACAGTTTGGAGTACCTCTTTATTCAAAGAAGGATACATTTCTTTGGTATGATCATAAAAGACTTACATGTTATGCAAGCGGACCTGATAAAAGAAAATTAAGAGGGCGGACTAGATTTTTTTGTTCCGTAGATGAGTTAGGTTGGTTTCATGGAACAGATAAAGCCATGAAGTTAAATCCTGATGAGGTATGTAAAGCTTTGGAGCGTTCTTTAAGAACGGTAAGAAGTGCTTCTGAAAAAAGAAGAGAGATTTTAAATGAAAGCCATACTCCAGATGGTTTATTTGTTAACATTAGCAGTCCAAGTGCAGCTAATGATAAAATTATGAGATTGATAAGAGATACAAGTATTCCAGGTCGTTACTTTTTTCATTTACCCACCTGGGAAATGAATCCTAATATTACGAGAAAAAGTTTAGATGCTGAATATAAAGATGACCCAGTTGCAGCAGAAAGAGATTACGGAGCTAATCCACCTTTAAGTGATTCACCTTTTATTAGTAATCCAGAATTAGTACACACACTTATACAAAACATTTATAAAAATCAGTGTAAGTATACCGTGCAGGCTCAGGTAGATAAAGCAGGCTATACAACACTTAGAGTAGCAAAATTAAAATTAGGTGAATTTGATCCTTCAATTAATTATGTGTTAGGAGTAGATACAGGACATACAAAAAATGCTTTTGCATTAGTTCTACAACATTATGATTCTACACAAAAAACTGCAATAATCGATTTAATGATAGAGGTAAGACCTATTGAGGAAGCTTCAGTACATTTTCCAAGTATATTTGAAAAAGTTATGTTACCTGTTATAGCAGCAGCAAATATAGCGTTAGTTGTTTTTGATACATGGAATACCATTAATTATGAACAAGAGCTGCATAACATTGGAATTGACTCATTAAGGTATTCTCTAAAAATAGGTGACTTTAGTACAATTCGCGGATTAATTCTTAGTAAGAAAATAATTATTCCTAAACCTGAAATTAAATTTGAAGAGATAGTGGATCCAAGTCAAGATTATAATCAATTAATTGCACGTAAACCGGTTTCTCATTTTATTTACCAGATATTAACTGTAAGAGATCGGGGTAATTCTATTACAAAAGGTTTAGGTGTCGATGATGATATATTTAGAGCTTGGTGTTTAGGAGCTAAATTCTTATATGACCTTAAGTGGGAAAAAATATTTCAATCTCCCTCAGGTGGTAAAAAGAAAAAGAAATCTTTAGGAACTGTTTTTCAAAAAGCTTCTGGCGCATTTTTAAGTGCAGGTGGTGCGATGGTGAAAACACATGCTGGAGGCCCTTTAGGAACTGTAAGAAAGAAAACTAAATTATAAAAAAAGAGGTAATGTATGTATGCAAAAACTCACTGCAATAATTCATCAAATTAGTAAAGAATGTAAACTTAATTTAACAGAAAAAGATAGAGTTAGAATAGCTAGACGGTTAATAAAAGCTGGCTTTTCAGAAATACTTCAATCTAAAGAAGTAGCTACGGTTAAGAAATCAGTCTTATCTATATGTAAGAAAACATATAATCCTTTAAAAGTGGAGGCTAATTGTCAAGCCAAAGCACAAAATCAAAATGCAGCAAGGTGTCCTCTGTGTAAAAGTATAACCGCTTCGCAGTTAGTAAATGTTACATTAGCTGATGGAAGAGTAGCACTTTATTGTACAGAACATAATGTAACAATACCTTGTAGCGTATAAGGGGGATGTAAATGCCTTTTTTTAAATTTGATCGACACACCCAGGGGAGTTTTGGGGGTCAATTTCGAAATACTAATCCTGTGTACACAAAAGCGTCAGCTGGTAGTTTTGGCTCCAACTATAACCTTAATAGGTTTAACACAAACACCGATGATTTAACTAGAGATTCCGTAATTGAGGAATGGCTACCTAAAACACCTCAATTAATGAATAAATTATATCGAACTATCCACCAATATGATAGTGTGGCAGGCCCTGCCGTAGATTTAATTTCTATTATGCCTTTTAGTGACGTAACACTTATTGGTGTTGATGATCCAAAAATACTTCGAATTTACGAACAGTCTATTGAAGAATTACATTTAACTACTCTTTTACCTGAAATAGCTTCAGAGTATTTAATTATAGGTAGAGTAATTGGAAGTCTGCTTTTCGATAAAACCAAAGGCATTTGGACTGACATTATAATTCAGGATCCGGATTATTGTGAGGTTACTAATATTCCTTTAAGAGGCTTTGATCCAAAAGTAGATTTAAGAGTTTCTAATGAATTTAGAGAGTTTTTATTAAGTAAGGATCCAAGAGACGCAGCAGCTCGTAAGGATATACCTGAAGAGCTGTTACAGGTATTATTAAAAAAGGATATAATTCCTCTGGACCCTATAAGTACACTCTATTTACCAAGACAGACTTATCCAGCTAACTATTTAGGTTCTTCAATTTACTGTAGAATTTTACCGTTTTGGGCTTTAGAAAAAACTCTTTTTAATGGGACACTAATTGGTGCAAAAAGAAGACAGAGATCAATTTTGCATGCAACAGTTGGAGAAACAGATATTTGGGAACCAGATGAAGAAGATATTTCAACCATCGCCGGCATGTTTATGCAGGCTGATGAGGATCCACAAGGAGCCATTGTAGCTACCCGACATGGAGTTGAAGTAAATGAAGTACGTTCTGGATCGGACTTTTGGAAGATTTCAGATGAATGGGACTTCTTATCTACATCAAAAATGAGAGCGCTGGGAATCAATGAATCCTTTCTCTGCCTTGCTGGAGATACTTTAATAACTACAGAATATGGTTTACAGCGTATTGATCAGATGAAAAATTCAGATGAAGTACCAGTACAATCCATATCCACTAAAGTTCTTTCAAAAAATAATAAAGAAGGTACCGCTATAAAATGGATTTATAGAGGTGAGGCTGAAGTTCAGGAAACTTTAACGGATAATGGAAGGTTATTCAAAACCACTAAAGAACATAAAGTATTAGTTTTGGATAGAGGTACGGGAGTACTTCAATGGAAAGAGGTGGTTAATTTAGAGGTGGGTGATAGTCTTTGTATTAGCACTCAACCTTACATTAGAAAAACACAACTTAAACTTAATTTACCTGCTCTAAAACCTAAAAAACATGCAACCTGTACTAAGGAATTAAAAATACCTCAATATATGACTCCCGAATTAGCTTATTTGTTGGGGTTGCTTGTTTCAGAAGGCTGTTTTAATTCAAACAGAATTTCTTTTTCTAATTCTAGAGTTGAACTTTTGGATGAGTATATACGATTGATGTTAGATTTATTTAATTTAAAAGTATTTAAAACATTAATTTCAAAAAAAGGAGATGTATGTACTATTAAAGGTATCTCATCTGTATGTAAGGTAGACACCTACAGTATAAGTACAGATAGTATAGTACTTACAAGTTGGCTAGATTATTTAGGTTTACACAGAGGTTTTGTTAATGGTAAATACCCTTCTTATTTTAAAACGGTTCCGTGGAGTATTTTACAAGCTGATGGGGAGGCCCAACTTGCATATTTAGCTGCATATTTAGAAGGGGATGGTACTATTCCTATAGATGGCAAAGGAATTTCTTTTATATCGGTTTCTAGAACTAATTTAAGAATGATGCAAACTCTTCTTACTTCGCATGGTATTTTAGGTAGAGTATTAGCTAACTATCCGGTTTTATCACTGGATACAAAGTCTTCGCTTAATCTTTACGGTAAGCTAGCAAAGTATTTAGTCAGTAAGCAAGCTGTAATAGAGGTTGAGAAGAAACATGTAAACGGCACCTATGGTGGTCGAAAATTTGGTTTACCTCTAGAAGGTCTTCGAATATTTTTAAGAACTAGAAAACAACAAGGTACGGGTTTAGGTACATGGTTTCTTAACGATAATGGAGAGACTATTTTTATTGAAAAATGGGGTGTGCTAGATAAGAGTGAGAGATGGCAGCGGCTTTTATACGATTCTTATCGACGGGGTGCCTACACCGGTTTTCTAGAGGCACTTAAAAAGATATCTATAATAATGCATGCGAATATAATTAATTTACTAGAGTTAGAATATTTTTACGACAGTGTGGTAAAACTGCAGGAAGGCAGAAAACAATCTGTCTATGATTTAACCATGAGTGTTAAAGATAAGCCAGCCTTTATAGCTAATGGAGCTGTTGTACACAATAGTGGGGATGCTACCTACAATTGCCTAGTCGGAAAGAAAACAATAGTTTACACAGACCGTGGGCTGTTATATTTAGATGAAATAATGAAGGATGAAAAAGTTGAAGGTGATGTAGAGGGCCCAAATGCAGGTAAAGCTATAGATGTAGATCTAACAGTAGCTTCAAGGTACAAAGCGGAAAAAGCAGCTAAATGGATGTATAGTGGCTATACAGATACTGTAAGAACAGTTACTAAGTCGGGTCATGAAACCGAAAGTACATATGAACATCCGTTCTTAGTATTCAATGAAGATAATTATGAAGTAAACTGGAAATTAGCTGCAGATGTTCAGAAAGGAGATCTACTCTGTTTAGCTACGAAAAAATCAGTGACTCGAAAAGATAGATTGGAGTTAAATTTATCTGAAAGTCATTTTTCGAGGAAAGAAATTAAAAAGCCTAAATATATGACTCCAGAACTTGCTTACATTTTAGGTTGCCTTATTAGTGAAGGAACTCTAACAGATAGTAGTTTTTGCTTTTATAATAGTGACCAAGCCTTTATAGATAAGTATACCAAGTGTGTTAAAGAAGTGTTTAATTTAGATTACAGTGCACGGCATAATGGACCTCCAGCAGGTGCTGAGGTTACAATTAAAGGCAACTTAGCAACTATTAATACAGATTCTTATGCTATCATCTCCCACTCCACAAGGGTACGTAAATGGTTCGATGAGTTGGGGCTTTATACAGGTGGAAATAAAAACGGAAAATCAGCTTCCTACTACAAAGTTATTCCCTGGTGTATTTTACAAGCAGATGAAGAAAGTCAGTTTGCGTTTTTAGCTGCATATTTAGAAGGAGATGGTTCAATAGGACGTTATATTAGTTATTTTTCCAGAAGCGAAAAGCTGTTAAAACAGCTTCAAGCTATTTTAGGATCACAGGGAATATTTGCATATAAAGCTAAGTACGCTCTTGTTCTTTCTGGAGTAGATTCCTTTAATTTATGGCCGAAAATAAAAGCTTACATGGTAACTAAGGCTTTAAGTTCAGCTGGTTACAAGGCTAGGAATAAGTTTGGCTTTTCTAACAAATATTTAAAAGACTTTATAGCAGGTAGAAGAATTGGAATTACTAGTTACTATATTAATGATCAAGGGGAAAAAATACAGCTGCAACATTGGGGAAATTCTTATGATAAGAGATTTCTGTACGATAAATATGATAGGGGAGAATATAATCGTTTTTTAGAGAATTTAAAAGAAATATCTACAGTGGAGTATCAAAAATTATCTGAGCTTTTTAACTGTAGATATAGATTTTCGCCTGTAGTGCTTAAAGAGGATTGTGGAAAGCAACATGTGTATGATATTTCTATGGAAAAAGGTATTGAACCCGCCTTTATCGCTAATGGTTTAGTGGTGCATAATTGCCAAATAGGAGAATCTTTAATTCCAACTGAAAAAGGCCTCTTAAGAATTGATGAAATAGCCGAAGGAAAAGAAGGAGAGATAAAAGATATAGATTTAACAGTTGGTTCCAGATATGGTGGTGAAAAAGCTGTTAAGTGGTTAAATAATGGTGTAGCAGACACGTTAAAAGTTACAGATAGAATGGGTTATTCTTTATGCTGTACTCCAAAACACGGTCTTTTAGTTTTAAGGGAGAATGAATTAGTTTGGATAGAAACAAAGGAATTAATAGTAGGTGATATTGTATGTATTTCTACAAAACCGCTTGTACGTAGTACACCCTTAAAATTAAATTTGAATAATCTTGTAAGTTTAGGTAGAAGACCTCGTAAAGATATTCGTAAACCGGAATATATGACACCGGAATTAGCTTTTATCCTTAGCTGTCTTGTTAGTGAAGGTTCCATAACTAAAACGGATGTTAAAATTTATAACAGTAATGAGGATCTTATAAAGAGATATTCGGAGTGTGTTGAAAAGGTATTTGGGTTAAAAACTTTACAAAGAATTAATACTCCAAAAGGAGCTCGTAGAGAGGTTAGAGGTAAAGAAATATTTGCCACTAAAAATTGTTACGAAGTATTTGTATGCAGCCGAACATTAGTTGATTGGTTGTGTGTTTTAGGTCTGGGGGGTAAAGGAACAATTGCTCGAGATAAAGTAGTACCCTGGTGTATTCTGCAAGCTGATGAACAGTGTCAACTAGCCTTTTTAGCGGCTTATATTGAATGTGATGATGGTGTAGATTCAAAAAGAGGTACTATTTGTTTTCATTCAGTTAGTAAAATGATACGATCTCAGATTCAAGCGTTATTAAATACACATGGTATTATATCTTATAACGATAATAAAATAACTGTAGCAGTTCACCCTATTGCTGCATACCCTTTATGGAAAAAAATAGAGTCTTATATGGTAACAAAACATATTGACTATATTCCAAAAGCAACTGCAATACAAAAAGGCTACGGTATTCCAACAAAATATTTAAAGGAATTCTTAAAAGGACGTAAAGTTAAGTCCAGTCAAAAAGGTATTATATTTTTAAATGATACCGGTGAAGAAGTTGTGTTTAAAAATATTTCTAGGTGGTTTAATATACCAAATAGATTATTATATGATAGACATAAAAAAGAAGGCTATTCAATATTTTTAAACGCTTTTAAGCAGATATCAGAATTAGAGTATGCTAAGTTAATAAAACTTTTTGAAACGGGTTTTTATTTTTCAGAATTAGTGAGTATCGTTGATAGTGGTAAACAACCTGTATATGATCTTTCCATGAAAAAGGGTGCTGAGCCTGCCTACAATAGTCAATGTTTTCAAACACATAATACGATGGAAATTGCGCTTTCTGTTTTCGTTGAATCACTTCGTAATTTTCGAGATAATCTTGTAAGTAGAATTTTTTATGAAAAGCTTTTTCCTACGTTGGCAAAAATACATGGCTTTAAAAGACGATCTCAAGCGGAATTAGCTCACGGTATTCGAATAGGTGGTAAAACTATAGATAGTGATTTAATTATGCCGCAGATTAGTTTCCATAAACAATTACGACCTGAAGCTGATTCTAGCTACTTAGAAGTTTTAGGTACAATGGAAGAGAAAGGTATTCCAATTCCTCTACGTACGTGGGCTGCAGCTGGTGGCTTAAATTTAGATACAGTTTTTGAGATGAAAGATGAAGATATTGTCAATAGAAAATACACTAAAGAGTGGAAAGAAGAGCTTAAAAATAATGGTGGAGATGATAATAACGAAGAAGAAGGTGCCTGGGGTGCAGTACACGCGGATCTTAAAACTATTAAGAACACCTTAGATGTGCTGCCAATTTGGCTTGGAGGTAAGTTTTTAGGTATTAAGAAGGAAGTTTTTGCTACCATTTTAAAATCAAAAAATCCAAAAAGTAGATTGACTGCAAAGTTTAAGAATGAACCTAAAAAAATAGAAATTGCCAGTTACGTATTGAAAAGAATGGGTGTACAAAATGTACCTTTTGATTTAAGTGTTACTAGAGATATTGCATTTCATTTAAAACAGTGTATTGGAGTTTTTTCACGAAGACGTGTTACAAATGAATTTATCGCCTTAAATAAAATGATAAAAGCGTGCAGCAGTGAAAAAGAACACCGACCTGCAAAACAGTTACCTAAGTTTGAAACAGATACAAATCTGTACTCAGGTGTTAAAAAATAAACCTTTTTATGTGTTTTTCACCTATTTATTAATGAGATGAGAAAAATTAGTTAAAAGCGAGGACATTACTGTGAAACTAATTACAGGAAGCGTTACAAAAGCAGTACATACTTTTGAAGCTTTTCGAGCTTCAAGTAGGAGTAATTTAGTTATAGCTTCTAATGTTTATGCAACTCAAGGTAAGACATTAGATATAAGTTGGTTAAAAGCTGCTGCTCCTACATATGAAATTTCTTCAGATATAAAAGATTACGTAATACCTGTAGTGCCTATTGTGACATCTGACATACCTAATAGGAATTTACAGGGCTTTACTTTTAAAGAATTATCTCGTTACGATTGGCTAAAAGGACATATGGTTTATCAGTCTTTTATTGGAAAAATGACTACAGAGGATCATGTAAATGAAGGTCCTCTTTGTGCTAAAGGTGTTATTTTTGACGCCAGTTTGCATTTTGTTCCTAAATATAATGTATGGAAAGTAGTTTTACTTTGCGGCTACGACCGAACAAAAGATCCTACTTTAGCTAATGATATTCTTAAACAAAAACGTAATGGACATTCGATGGGTGCTTTTGTAGATGAATTCAAGTGTTCAATTTGTGGTGCAAATCAGTGTGAGTGTGGTAAAGGAAACATTATTAAAGGTAAATTAGCTTACCATGAATGTTATGGTGTTAATTATATTGAAAGTAGTTCTGTTGAAGCTCCAGCAGATGTTACTGCTGAAGATAGTGAAGTGTTTGGTTTTTAAATAAAGTAAGAAGAGTTTTTATATAAAATGCAGATTTAGTTAATCGTATTTAGGGAGAGTGGTTAATGAAAAATTTAATTTTAGCACGTCAACTAAGGCGGCAAAAAATTACTGAAGCTTCAGGTAATATCGTTACTGCATATTTTGGACCTGAAGAAAAAATAACAGCAGGAATTTCCTACGGAACTTATCAATGTTCAGATTGTGGTTTTGAACAGGTGAGTAACAAAGGTGAAATGATTCACTGTGTTAATTGTGGATCTCAGACCGATCTTGTAGCGCAAGCTTCTATGCAAGAATTAAAGACAATAAAAATAAAAGCAGGGTTTCTATGTGAAACTTGTGGTTCAAAGACATTTTCATCTGCTGGCGCAATGAAAGATATGTTTTGTCCACAGTGTGGTTCCACACTGGAAGTCTTAAGTGGGGATGAAGAGGAAGATTATATGATAGATGAAAATATTGATTTAGAAGAAATACCTGAAGAGGAAGAAGAAATACAAATTGAAAAGATTTCAGAAGAACCTGCTATAGAAGATGAAGAAGAAGAAATATACGAAGATGAAACTGAAGATGAAATTGATGAAGAAGAAATCGTTGAAGATGAAGATGAAGATGTAGAAATCGACGAAGAAATCGAAATTGAAGAAGAGCCTGAAGAAGAGGAAGAGGAAGAGGAAGAAATAGTCGAAGAAAGCGAAGACGATGATGATCTTGACGATGATGATCTTGACGACGATGATATTGATATTGAAGATCTTGATGAAGATTCTGAAGATGAAAATATTGAGGTCGAATTAGTTGACGAAGAAATTGACGATGCTGTTGAAGAAGAACCTGTAGTTGATGAAGTCGAGGATGATGAAATAGTCGAAGTCGAGGATGATGAAATAGTCGAAGTCGAGGATGACGAAGAAGTCGAAGAAGTCGAAGAAGTCGACGAAGGCGATGAAGAAGAAGTCGAAGGCGACGATTTAGAGGATGTAGGTATAGAAATTAAAGAAGATATAGTGGAAGAAGAAGCCTCAACTGAAGAAGAAGACATCACCAACACTGAAGATGAAGAGGAAGAAAAAGTGGAAATTGAATATGTGACACCTATAGAAGAAGCTGGTACTTTATCTGAAGATGATATTCAAATGGCTTTTTATGAAGGTACCGATCCTTCTTGGACAGTTTTAGTAAAAGGCAGTCCAGTTGCTGTTATTAGATTATCTGACCAACCGGATCAAGTAGCTAATCTTTTTTCTAAAGACGACTATGCACAGAATGTAGCGCAAGCAATGGTGCAGGTTGGTGTTAAAGAGATTTTAACCCAGGTTAAGGCTAGATATTTTGCAAATAAAGTGGATGAATCACAAATCGCAGAAAGACTTACTGAAAAAATTAAAGCTAATTTAGACATTGAGTTTAAAGGTAAAGTAGCTGGTATGCGAGATGAGTTTAAAACTTGCATGGCTACCGTATTAGCTGGTATGAATAAGAATTTCTGGAGAGATGTTGAGAATCCTTTAAAAGGTTCGTTGTTTGCTAAGTTAGAAGATGTAGGTATTTCTAATCCAGATCAATTAATTGAAACAGCTTTTGCAGAGAGTGCTGATGCATACTTTGATGTTGTTTTAAGTAAAGCTATTGAATTTATGGATAAACCTACTGACGCTAGAGAAGAAATTGCTAAAGCTATTGGAGAATCTAATACAGTGTTAGCTCAATCTAATACTATTAAAACTCAGCAATTGATTAACAGACTGGACAACAACAACATTATAACGCAAGTTACAGGCTCAAGTGAGCTTGCCCATAAAACAAAAGATACTATTAAGAAAACACTTCGACTAGGTAAGTATTATCAAGATTAAAAGTCGAAGAAATCAAAAATTTATTATTAACAAACATTTAATACGGAGGAAATCCAATGTTAGATCTACAAAGATGTATTTTTACGCGAGTTGACGAAGCTAAGGTTGCTACGGGTTCTACTGTTAGTGCAGAAGGTCGTTGTTTAGTATCTGCTTTAGGTACAGATGGTGAAGAGTATGTGACCGAATCAGCTGGATTAGCAGCTACAGAACAATTTGCCGGTATGAGTTACAATACTAATTTAACTGCAACTAAGTTTCCTAATGTTGAAACTGGAACTATTCCTGCTGCGGTAGCGTACACTATTCAGTTAGTCAAAACTTATATTACAACTGATGAGATTAGAATTGTTGCAAGTACAACCGGTGCGTTGACAAATGTTGGTGTCGGAGTTCCTGCAAATGGAGAATTTGGTATCAACTATACTACAGGTTTAGTAACTTTTAATGTTGCACAAGCTTCTGAAACTGTAGTTATGTCTTATCAGTATGCTCCTACCACATTAGAAGCTACCACAAGATGGTTTCAAGCTGGAATTAATGCAAATTCAGGTGGAGATTTTAATCAAATTGGTGTTATTAAAGCTCCTTGTATTATATATACAAGTGAGTACGATGCATCTGTTGATTGGACTGGTATTACTATTGCTGCTCCAGCTAAAACAGGCGTAGGTGGAAGATTAGAAGCTAATGCAGGTTCTGGTGCAGTTTTGCCGTGGGCTAGAATTATTCATATTCCTGATACAGATAACGTATTTTTAGGCGTAGAGTTCTTAGCTCTCTAAAATTCTTTCTCTTTTTAAAATTTTGATTGCAGGAGGGGGCTTGCGCCTCCTCCTTGTAATTACCTGGAACATTTATGAAATTGAAAAATGAATTAAAAGCTTTATATAAAAAAGATCCAAAGTTAGCAATAGAAGTTGCTAAAGTTCTTGGATATAATATCAAAGCTAAGGATAAAGATAAAGCTTCTATTGATGAAGTGCTTACTTATGTAAGTAGAAATGTATTTAATATGTTAAGTAAAGCAGCGAATTCTCACGGCTATGTATTTAAAATGTCTGCTGCAGAATTTGAAAAATACCTTGGTAAATTACTAGCATCTAAATTGAGGTAGATTAACTATGAAAAATGAATTAAAAGCTTTATATAAAAAGAGTCCAAAGTTAGCTAAAGAAGTTGCTAAGGTACTGGGATATAGTATTAAAGCTAAAACTAAAACTAAAGCGGAAGATAACTTACCAGATATTAATGCAATTAAAACCAAGATTTTAAAACCTTTGGATAAGATTTCTGATCAAATACAAGATGTTTTAATAGCTTGGGATGATATTATGGACGAGTACGGTTATAGTCACGATATAGATGAATTTGGTAGTAAAATGCAGTCGTATTTATTTAAATTACAAAAAGCTATTAAAAAAGAATTTTAGATTCCAACATAAAGTAGAACATTCCTGACTTAACGTCAGTTGTTAATTAAACATCAGTCTTACAGTCTTACAGTCTTACAGACTCCATAGGTTTAATTATTGTTTATTATTTTTGTTTTGGTTAAACGTGTACAGTTAGAAGGAGAATTATAAAATGGGAAATCCTTATGTTAAAAATGGTAGTGGTAGTAGATTAGTTATGGCAGGTAGTAATACACCCGCTGATGTAGAACTTCGAATTCCTGGTTCTAGTGAAAGAATGGTCGGAGCTAATGGAGATTTAAACGCTAGTAATAAGAAAGATTTGATGCATCAAGTTACGAATTTAGTTGAAGCTTACACATCAGGTCGAGTATCTAAACAAAACGTATCTGAAGACTCTTTAAATGCTCGTAAGAAACTCGTTGCAGAAGCTATTTCAGATAAATCAGGCCAAGCTTGGAAGGTATTAGGCGAAGTTATTGGGGATGAAGTATGGCTTTCATTGAAACGTGAAGGTTTTGCTCGTAAAACTTTACTTTACAAACCTTTAGGTAAAAACGAAATTGGTAGAATTAGAGTACGACAAAAAGATGTACGTGGTTTTATGGCCACTACACCTTCTGGACGTCCTCAGTCAATAATTCGTCAAAGTTGGGTTTATCCTAATGAATTTTATCTATCAGCAAGTCCGATGATTGAAATTAAAGAGTTAGAGGCAGCTGCTGGTGATTTACTTGAAGAAAAATATGAAGATGCACTTGAACAAATTATGGTTGCTGAAGATCGTGTATGGAAAACATTAGCTGATTCTGCTGCTATCGTTTCTAATACACTTACTTATTTTAACAACCTTACACCAACGGTATTTTCAAGTTTAAGAACTCAGGTTTCTAGATGGCACATTCCTGTAACCCAGTGTTTGCTTGCTTTCTCACTTTGGGATGATATTATTGCTCATACTGATTTTTCTGCATGGTTTGATCCAGTATCTAAATACACTTTGATTACTGAAGGTTACCTTGGAGATATCCTTGGTGTTTCTATCCATAGTGATGCTTTCCGTGATCCATCCTTAAAAGTTTTGAGTGAAGGTGAAATATATATGTGCGGGGCTCCACAGATGTTGGGAGCTATCACTCAAAGAGCTGAATTAACAGCAGAACCTATCGACAAATTTGACAGTGCTCAACCGTATCGTGGTTGGTATATGTATGCCTGTGAAGGTATGGCCCTCGTTAACAGTCGTGGTGTTTCTAAAGGTATTAAAAATAGCTAAGCTATTTTAAGTAGTAAAAAAGGGAAGGCTTTTTAGTCTTCCCTTTTCCTATCTTCTTTATTCACCAATTTTTAATTGATCCAGATTTACAATATACAGTTTAACTTCTTCATAATATGTATAATATACGCCTTTATTCACCTCCACCTTATTTTTTTCTAATATTTTTAGTGTATCTTCTATAAATTCTTCATCAGATTCATCACGATCTAAAATTTCCTCTAAGATAGCGTGCAATTCGTAGTTGGCTTTTGTTATATAGCTTTCTGCAGCACCATCCCTTATTGATATCACTAAATAATTATTCAAAGAATCTATTAAGGGTACGATTTTCAATGGAACTACCTCTAAACAATTACGACAACTACTAATAATAAGATTATCTAAACTTTTTAATATATCTTGTGCTACTATTGAAAAATATTTTAAATCTTTTTTGAAACGGTCAATACCTAATGAACAGTAATCTGCAGGTAGTACAGCTTTCTTATCAATAAATCCATGCGGATACTGGTATTGAGAAAGATATTTTTTGGTATCTGTGGTTAATTCCGTTTTAAAAATAAGTGGAAAAGTTGTTTTATCCACCTGTACAAAATAAGGTACATGAACTACATTTATTTTGTTAATTTTTGCAAAATCATCTAATTTGAAATCTCTTATTATTGTTTTTGTTTTTGTGTAATGGAACGGCCCATCAAATTCAATAATCAAATTCTTTTTTGGAATGAATATATCTGGAATAAATTTACCTAATTTTTTATTAAATTTGATTTCATAATTAAAAATTACACTTGTCAATTTTTTAAGTCTTTCCTCCGTTAAGTATTGCATATATCTCCTTATTAATATTCATAAAGCCAGATTTAAAATCTATCTATATTCTTAATTATACAATGAACCGAAAGAAAATCCAATTTTTTACAAGTAAATTCTTTAGATTTAATTTAATTCTCTCATTTCATCAACAGTAAATTTTGTTTTCTTTTTTGTAGTTTTTAATTCCAGTCCTGTGTTTTTGATTAAAAAATTAATTCTAGATTTAAGGTCACTGAAAGGTACACTACAAACATTTAAATTCCATTTTTTAATCAGACCTTCCATTGCTGTTTCAAAAAATAAAGCACCGCTGTATGTGTCTGTTCTTATTTTATCATTAATAAAAGGGATACTGTCTAATTTTAGAACGAATAAATGAGTGTAGTTTTTCATACCTTCTACAGCCATTCTTTCAAATTTTTGACACATTTCCTTATCCATTATCTTATGACAATAATATAGAAAATACATGAAATCATCTAAGAAAGTTCTATCTGCAATAAAGCCTTTGTGGTAATTACTCATTTCTCGATATATTCTGGAGGAATAGATCTTTATTTGAAATTGAAATTGATTGTTGGGATCTTCTCTATCCCAGGAAGGATCTTTTGTAAATTCTTCATATAACTCTCTTGCGTCTTCATGACTATAAAATATGTCTGTTTCTTTTGCTACTTGTTTTATTAAGGTACTTTTACCTGTTGATATAGTACCAATTATTCCTATTCGTGGTTTATTCATCTGAATTTCTCCTAAGTAAATCTAATTCTAAATAGTAACTTTCATCTTTTATTTTACAAAAACTAAAACTGTATGTAAAATAAAATATAATGTTATATAAGCTTTATAAAGGAAAAATGGAGGTTAAGAATGAGTAAATATAAGATAGCAATATTAACTAATTTTATGGATTTTAATAGCGGTTACTCTCTAACCGGTATCGTCGTTGATCATTATAACCTATTGAAAAAATATGGACACGATGTGCGTTTAGTAGTTAATTCTAAGTACAATGAAGCAAAAAATCCAGAATTAGAAACGTTTCCTGGACTACTCTTTATGCATCTTACAGACTACCAGAATGACCAGTTGGAAGAAATACATGCAAAACTAATACCTGAAACAGTTGAGTTAATGAAGAAAGCTATTACATGGCCTGACGGTTCAACAGCAGATTTTGTACTAACTCACGATTTAGTATTTCAAGGTTGGTTTTTACCTTATTTGCATGCAATTAGGGAGGTTAATCCTCAAGTACCTGGTGTAAAATGGCTGCATTGGGTTCATAGTGTACCAACAGGCCGTAAACCTTACTGGAAGATCATTGGTAAAAATCATAAATTGATTTATCCTAACATGACAGATGCATTACGTTGCGCTGAAGAATTTCGAGGAACACTTGATGACGTAAGAGTTATTCATCACATCAAAGATATTAGAGTGTTTGGCAATTTTTGTGACTTAACTTGTAGAATGATTGATCAGTGGAATTTATTAGACGCAGATATTATGCAAACTTATCCAATGAGTTCAGACCGTTTTAATGCCAAAGGGCTTCAACATGTAATTAAAATCTTTGAAAATTTTAAAGCCAAAGGTAAAGAAGTTCGGTTAGTGGTTTGTAATCAATGGGGTAATGTAGACAGATATAGGAAACAATGTAAGGCAGTTCAAGCTGCTTCTAACTTGTCTGAAAAGGAATTATTTTTTACTACTCAGTTTGATCTTTTTAATGACCCGAGAGATGGAAATAAAGAAAAAGGTAAATGGGAATTAGGCGTTCCTGCACGAGTGGTTAAGGAATTACAAACGATTTCTAATCTTTTTATTTTCCCAACGAGAGAGGAAACGTTTGGATTAGTTCTTCCTGAAGCAGCTATTATGGGTGGACAATTCTTAGTACTAAATGAATCCTTAGCAATGATGAGGGAAGTTAGTGGATTGAATGCATTATTTTTTGGATTTGGCAGCTTCTGTATAAATTTTGAAATGAAAGAACCTAAAGAATATTATAATACTTTAGCTAATATTATAATTGGTAAAATGAATCAAGAATTAGCTATTAGAGCTAAAACATTTATGAAGAAAACCTATAACGCAGATCACATCTATAAGGCAGAAATGGAGCCTTTATTTGCAGAGGCAATGTATTGGAAATAAGTTTTTTGTGGAACTCATAGTGCTGGTTTTAGTAAAAGAAAAGAGAGAGATGGAGTAGTCGAAATGATTTCTCTCTTTTCTGTTTTAAATTTAAAAGCAAAAATTTAATGAAAGTGAAATATTAGATGGAAAATTTATATTCGTTAAAAATGGAGTATAGTGAATATTTTGAATTCAAACACTTAGAAAACAATAAAGTGTTTGTTGGAGGCTTTCTTGTCGATACAAAAGTAATGGATGAATTGATTGAGTGGCAGCAAAGGGTATTTATGCAATGTTTTTATAAAAAAGATATAGAATGGCCTTGTAAAATAATGCTTGGAGCATGGCCTTGTAAAATAACATTTGAGCCCCGTAAAAATAAAAAATTTAAAGTTAGTATGGAATTATATTTTGATTTAGAAAGGTCAAAGGAAAGATGTAGCTTGTAAAGCAATCTAATGATAGAAATAGATCAAGTAGTTTGTAATTTTAAAACTGGGGACTGTATGAGAGCTTGTGTTGCTTCAATTTTTGAATTACCTATTAGCTATGTACCTAATTTTATGGAAGATGGTTTAACTCGGTATAATAAAAAATTAAAAGTGTGGCTGTTAGATATTGGTTTATCTGCTGTTGATATTTTAGTTGATGAACAACACAAAAATATTTTAGATAATATTTATTCTGTAGCTGTAGGAATAAGTCCTAGAGATCCTAAAGGTGAGGTATATCATGGAGTAGTTTGGTTTAATGGAGAAATAGTTCATGACCCACATCCTGATAAAACGGGTATTGTGGGTTATCCAAAACTTTTTACTATTTTTGTTGTAAATAATTTAGCTGGTTATAAAAACTTAGCACCACTAAAGAAAGGAAAAAACTAATGGAAGAAAGTACAGAGTTTCGTGAATGTACTGCCTGTGCTGGCAAGCCAGGATCTCCAGTACTTTGTCCTAGTTGCCTACATAACAGGCAGTTAGTGGCAGACTTACAGGAGCAGTTGCAAAAAAACGATTTCACTGAGTTTGTAATTAATGAGTTACCTTTAATTTCAACTTCAGAACAAAATACCGTTATAAATAGTTTTCAAAAGAATCAGTCAGTTTATAATTTATCAGGTAAATTAAGAAGTACAGTAGCTGCTTCTTTAGGTCTATATTTACTGTATAAACTTTTACCTTTTGATACCTCTAAACATTACCAACTCTTTAATACAACTCTACATTTTAATTTTTTTAATGTGCCTTTAATTTGGGAACTTTTTTACAATTTTTACCAAAATTCTTCATTAGTAAGGCCAGAGGCTAGTAGTGATAAATTTTTACAGTTTGTGCACATTGTATGTTCTAATTATACAGTTCCTAGACAGCTTAGAGGACGAACTGCTATTTTTGCCTGTGCAAGGGATGATGCACCACCTGAAATCAAAACAATTTTTAATCGATCACTTAAAAGTGTATGTAACAGTAATCGAGGTCTCAAACCCTTAGAAATTTATATTACATGAATATGAATATGAATATAAATAGAGAGGTAAGAAAAGTACAAGATCACGGAAAAGCTGTAGAGCAAGAAAATTTAGACCATCTATTTAAGACTGAAAAAGAGAGTGAAGAGATTAAGAAAGAAGATGAATAAATATAAGTATAAATCAGAAGCAGAATTCGGTGAGCAGTTTGTTAAACTTCTCAGAAAATTAGGATTTGAAACATGGCAGGAAGTCTATTTAGCTGCATATCATTACTGTTCCACCCCCTGTGTTGATGTTATTGCTAGGTTAAAGAATGTTTATTTTGCTTTTGAACTAAAACTTACACTTAATGATCATGTATTGGAACAGGCAAGAAATAATCAAGGATTTGTTGACTACAGTTATGCTGTTGTTCCCATGCGAAAGAAAAGCTCTGTAACGGAAGTTAAGAAACATTATATGAAGCATTTTGGAATTGGAGTATTATTTTTAGATCCTAAAGAGTTTTTAGAAAGAAATTTTGCACGAAATTCTGAACAAGATGTTTTAACAGCAGTTTTGCATGATGGGTCCTTAAGTGCTAGGTACTTTAGTAGATTAGTCGGATACGATATCTTTGCCAAAGCAAAAAGAAAATACAAAAGAAAAATATTTAAAAAAGGTAAGAATAAGGGTAAGCGATTAATAGAAACTTTCTTGTACAATGAACAAAAGGAATGTGAAGCAGGTACTAAAGAAGGTGAACGCAGCACGCCTTTTAAAAGAAGCTGTGCAAAGATTTATAATTATCTACAACAACATCCAGAAGCCTCTAAAAAGGAAGTCTGGACTGCTTTAAAAGATGATCTACATTGGGCAAGCTACGCATCAATGTATGGAAGTTTTAGAGCATTTGGACATTTGGACATTATGCAGAAGATAAAGTGGAGAGATTAAAATGGCTTATTTTGTAACCTATCAGGAATCAGTAGAAGGGATTAAAACAGATCCTTCAAATATAATTCTTAGAAATACGCATCCAGTTACATGGGCAGCGCAAAAAATAAATCGTAATCTTGGAGGTGCTAAATATGTATTCTATCTTTTATTTTGGACTGTAGTGTCAGAGCTTCTAATTACCGATAAAGTAGAAGATTGGTGCGAGATAGAGTACTAATTTAATTTTTTATTACAATAAGGACAAACTGGTTTTTTCTTATAAGAGCTGTTCAAAACGTTTTTACAGGTCAGGAAATAAATGCATTTGCTAATTATTTATTTAACATTAAGATAACTTTATCTACAATCCACTTTTTTGTCTCAACCGGCACAGGCATGCTGTAGTTTTCTACTGCAGTATCATAGCAACCTTCAACTATAATTCTATACCCGTATTTGCAACTGGATAGTTGCAGTAACATAAAATTAATTACTTTTTTGGCTTCGTTACTCATTTTTTCCCTCAATATGTATGATTCTTTTTCAGATTTTCAGAGGTGGATTTTCGCCCCATAGTCATCGTTTTCCACCTTTCATCCCTTTTTGAAATAACTTATGACTTTTCAGCATAAAAAATTCCACTTCCTGCTTTAATAGGTCGCTGAAATTTCAGGGTCAGTGTGATTTTCAATTGTTGGGCATATATACCCAACTTTTCCTGTTAAAGCCACATTATTCCATGCTGTTATTTGCTTAGACATAATGAGGTGCAGAATAAAATTAAATTTTTCTATCTCAGATATTTCTTTTTTATTCATTTCAAAACCCTCCATAGATTCCAAATAATTCTTCTTTTATATCTATACTCATTTGAATGGATATCGTCATTGTAATAAAATTTTAATTATTTCTACTTATTCCCCTAAGGATGAAACTCCTTCAGTAACAAGAGGTGATTTTTTTCCTTCGTCTAATACAACATTTCTTGCTGCAAATCTTTGGGTTGCAAATCTGGCTTTTGAATGTCCGTATGTTCTTTTTCCGTACCAATCTTTTTTGTAAGGAGCTGAGGTTCTTTGGGCAGCGGCTCTCTTTTTCATTTCTTCAACTTTGTTAGCGATTGTATTTACGGTAAAACAAGCAGCTTCGGTATTAAAAATTTTTGCTGTAAGATCGGCCATTTTGTTTCTCCCCTTTTTTAAATGGTTTATATTTTCTTTATCTATTATAATTATACATGATTTCATGGGATAAATCAACTGTTTTTCTTAGAGAAACTAAAAGAATCTCTGTACTTCGCTATCGAAATCAATAATACCCAAGGTACTAAAAAAATTAACATTCCAGTTGTCATATAAGCCATCTCCTCTTCAATAATAATTATTTTCTTCTCTTTCTTCTAATTATTTTTTCAGTAGTTATTTGACCATTAGAATGATATATAATTCTTTGATCTTCTTTTTGCTGTACATCATTTTCATTATCTAATACAATTTTAGCTCTGTATACAGTTATTCGATAAGTTCCTCCATCTATTCTAAACCATTCAGAACTACTGTTTTTACTAAATCTATTTTCTTCGAAAAAAGTTTTTATTTCTTGAAAAGTTTTAAATTTCAATATTCTCCTAATTTTATTAAGTACCGTATTTTGAGGTTTCTTTTTGTTACTTCTCTTTTAAAAACCCGTTTTCAGTCAGGTTCGGGACCTAAATCCTTCGGTATAATTTCAAAAATATTTAAGCGAACTTCTGTTTTTTCTACCATGGCTTTACGTTTTCCAAAATTATAGGTACTCATGGGATAAAATTCACCATAATGTCCAATTGAGCCTACAGGTAAATCATCAGGTAAATCTTTAATTATTTCTTTCAACTGTTTGATAGTAAAATCAAATTTAATTTTTTTTCTTTTCATTTTGTTTCCCCTTGTATTTTTTTGCAAATGGAGACCTTATTTTAGGTATTTTTTTAATAATAACTCTACCATCTTCATAATATGTAGTTTGGAATTCTGCAGTGTATATAATAGCTTTAGTTTTGTAAAGTGTAATTTTGAATTCACCAAACCATTCACAAGGTGCACGATGCCCAACTTTATTTGTTTCAAAAAACTTTTTAACTTGTTTGTAACTTTTAAAATCTGGCATTAGCATTATAAATCTCCTTTATTACTTTTAGCATTATAAATCTCCTTTATTACTTTAATTATACCACATTCCCAGGGAGAAATCAACTATTTAACGTAAAATAATTAAAAGAGGAAAAATAACCTAATTAAAAACTTAAAAGGGGATTATTATGGTAACCAATGCTATTTAATTAGACAAAGACTAACTTCTTGGCTTGAAATAGGTGTAGGAAGTTGCTTAAAAGAAAAATGTAAATACCATAAAAGATGTGTATCTTATGAAGAGAATAAATTAGAAGAAGAAGCAAGATAGATATACGTAACCTAAAAAGGAGATACATTTATGCAAATATCCCACGAAGTACCCTTATGTATGCTGGAAGCTAGCCGTTTCTTTAACAATTATGATTATGCACTTGTACATATGTTTGAAAAATATCCAGAATATTATCAATTTTTCAAAAAAAGCCTTGTAATGGGCCGTAATGTTATATTAGATAATTGTCTTAGTTATTTCTCTAAAATAACATTAGCAGATGGTTCAAAAAAACTTCTCGGTACAATTGTTAAAAATAAATTACCCGTTGAGGTTTTAACACTTAATTTAGAAACGGGTCAATACGAAACTAAAAAGGTATTAAATTGGTTTGAGGGTACAGATCAAGAAATAAATTGGTTTAAAGTAATTGTAACATCTGCTAAACATAATAGAAAAAAAGGGATAGTTGGAACAGTATGTACTGAAGATCATAAATTTTGGGTGGTTAATAAAGGTATGGTAAGATGTAAAAATTTAAAAGAAGAAGATCATCTACTTTTTAATGAAATTCAATTTACAGATGTCCAACAACAATTAATATTAGGTAGTTTTTTAGGGGATGGAAGTGTTGCAGTTAATTCATGTGAAAGAGGTATTTTCACATGTTGCCATTCCGATAAGCAAATAAAATATTTAAATCTTAAAAGAAAAATTCTTCAAAATTATCTTATTAAAGCTTATAATTGTGCAAATAATACTAGAGGTTTTAATACAAGAAAAGATGCTAAATTAGAGTGTTTACGTACTAAGAATTTAATTCAGATTCCAAAATTATTTATAGAAATTAACCAAGACGCTAATTGGATTCGTATTAGAGAAAAATATGGTGTGAAGAGTTTTAAAAAGAAGTACAGTTGTATTATTCCAAAACTTTCTTATTTAGGTTTAGCTTTTTGGTATATGGATGATGGAAATTATAATAATAATGATAGATCTCCAATAAGCATCTTTAGTCTTTCACCGGAAGCTTTAGAAGAAAAGCAAGCTATTATTCAAATTTTAAAAAATGTTTTTGATTTAGATGGTAAAATATATAGTTATGGAAAGAATAATACAGATGTGCGTTTAGGTTTAAGTGTTGCAAGTACAAAAAAAATGCATAGTTATATTGCACAATTTTTGCCTGTTTCTATGCAATATAAATTACACCCTGCTTTTAGGAATTCTAATACTTTTTGGGACCATTATAATTTTTTGAATTCAAATAAACCAATAGAGGTGCAGATTTCTAAATTAGAAAAATTAGGTAAACGTAGAAAAAAGTATGACATTACTGTAGAAGATAATCATAATTATTTTGCTAATGATATATTGGTATCAAATAGCGTTTTCGAACTTGAGAAAGCTTTTGATGCAGATGCTTTCGCAAATGTGGTATTAAATCTCCAACCAACTCATTATATTATTCCAGATGTGTTGGAAGATGCAGAAGCTACAATGAAAAATTGTGAAAATTGGTTCAAAACTTATGATAGGTTTCCTAGTAAATCAATAGGTGTTGTTCAAGGAGATAGTTATAGATCTATTGTGGAGTGTTATCAATATATGCAAGCTAAGGTGGATAAGGTTGCAATTAGTTTTGATTACAGTTATTACTGTGAATTATATCCACATGAAAATAAACTCGTTAGTTGGATGAATGGTAGAATTCTACTACTTAACAGGTTAATTCAGGATGGTATTTTAAACATAAATAGATTAAAACCTTTGCATTTGTTGGGTATTGCTCTTCCGCAAGAGCTTATTTATTATAAGAATATGCCTTTTATTGAAACGATTGACACAAGCAATCCAATCGTTGCTGCTTTAAAAGGAATAGAGTATAAAGATTGGGGGCTGTTAGCTAAAGAGAAAGTAAAGTTAGTGGATCTTTTTGAAACACCTATAGAAAAGATAAATACAAGTCTTGTATTGCATAATGTTGCACAATTTAAAAAATTCGCAGAAAATAAATAAGGAGAATATGTATGAATGCTGGACATCATATTAAAAAGTGTTCTTGTGGAGCAATAATTTCACAGTGTAGATGTATGGATGCAAATAAACCTGTAATCGTAGTCGAAGATGGCTGTGCAGAATGTAAAGTCAAAGTCAAAGTCAAAGCAAATAAGATTAACTGTGGATGGTTTAATGGAAATTGAAGTATATCCAGGTTTTAATCCAGATCTATATTGGGCGTTTATAAACTTGTATAAACCTTGTATTTCCAGGTCTCACCTTACGGATAAGCTGCAGTACTTTATATACTACAAACAGGAACTATCTGGTTGTCTATCAATTAATGATAAAAACTATGTTCAAATAATGGTGGCTCCATGGTGCAAAGGATGCAATATTCCTTATCGAGTTCTTACGCAATCTTTAGCACCTTATTTTAGGAAAGTGCATAGAGTGGGTTGGATTGCTTATTTTAAAAATTATCCTACATTAAAATTGTTGCATAGTCTTGGAGGTAGTTTGTTAGAAAAGGAGTTGGTTCCTGGGGTGTTAGAGGGTTATTATCTTCCAAATAAACTAATTGACGATCCAGAGGCTCGTACAAGGTTAGAAACCTATTTAGTACAAGCTAAATTAGAATATAAAGAATGGGTAGATAATACATACTGTAAAAGAAAAGATGAGGTAAGGAAACTTAAAACCATATTAAGAGGGTATACAATATGATTATTGCTTTAACGGGCACACATTCTACGGGCAAGTCTTCTCTTGTAACTAATTTGCAGAAAGATCCTTTCTTTAAAGATTATCATTTTTCAGATAATACTACACGAAACCTACGAAGTCGTGGTATGTCTATTAACGAACAGGGGACCACTGCTACACAACTGTGTACTATAAACAGTCATGTAGAAAATATTTTTCGATATTATAAGAACGCTTTAGTCTGTAGGTGTGCATTAGACGCTTTGTGTTATACAGAATATTTATATAGACGACGTAAGGTAGAAGAATGGGTATATGATTATGCACGTAATGTGTTTAAGTTTTTACTTCCAAATTATGCTTTTATATTTTATTTGGAACCGGAATTTGGAATACAAGATGATGGTGTTCGAAGTGTAAGTAGAGAATTTCAATACGACATAATGAATATTTTTAGATGCAATATTCAAAGATATAATATAAACGTCATAAAAATAGGGGGCACAATTGAAGAACGATGTCAACAAATACTAACGACAATCAAATAATATGTCGTAATAAATTATATGATAAAAAATATCTTGACAAAGAATATTTGTATGAAGAATTAATTGTTAAAAAGCGTACAGTTAGAGATATTTCTACCACATTAGATGTAAGTTGGGATGTGGTTAAAAGTTGGGCTGTAAGGTTAGGTGTTATTGAAGCAAAACCAAAAAAAATAATAAACACCGCAAATCATGTTTCAAAGAATCCTGCGAAAAGAGAACAGTGGATAGCAAAATTAAGAGCAACTAAATTAGGTAAAAAAAATCCACAATACACAGGTGTAGATCAAAAATTAGTAAATTATATAGGAAAGGTGGTACTTGGGTTTAATTATGCATTCGCTTTGAAAAATAATAAAAAATGTATTAATGGTTGTTCAAGTTCTAATATTGAAGTACATCATATCATAAGACAGGTAACTATTTTACAGACGTTACAGGAATTATTTCCAGAAGAATTTAAAAACAGGGAATGGGTAATTGAAAAAGTATTTTATATACATAAAGATTTAGGAGACTCCTTTTTAATGTGTTTATGTGAATCTTGTCACGGTAAAATAAGAAAGGGATATGAAGATTTACGGTTAGAGCAAGAATTATTTAAAAAATTAGATTTTAAAAAACAGGTTAAAAAAATAGTAGAAAATTCCAGAACACAATTAGGTAAGAAAACTCTTTATATAGATACGTACAGTCCGGATTTAATCTTTCCAGTTAATAGAGAGAATTCTCGAGAAAGAATAGGAAATATTCAATATAAAATGAAAGGATTGGATATTTGGAATTGTTATGAATTCTCTGGATTAGATAATACCGGAAAACCCTTTAATCATATTTTAAAGTTAGGCTACGATTGTTATTCGGAAAGTATTGTAGAAAGTAAATCTTTAAAACTTTATTTAAACTCTTTTAATCAGACAAAAATAAATAATATAGACGAAGTATTGAATACCGTCCAAAAGGATTTAATGCAACGTTTAAAAATAAATACCTGCAGTGTAGTTGTTGATGATGTTAGTCCAATGTATTCTAGTATATCAAGCCGTTGTCTTGATCAGGTTTTATGTGATGAATATGAGTATGAATATAATCCACAAATTTTAAAGGCAATTGTAAAAGAAAATATAGATCAAGATATTGAATATAAATTTCATACTAATCATTTAAAAAGTAATTGCAGACATTCTGGGTTACCGGATTGGGGCACCGTTTTAATTAAATATACACCAAATAAACAACTCCTGGATACCCAATCATTATACAAGTACATTGTGTCTTTTAGAAATCATAAAGAATTTCATGAAGAGTGTGTTGAAAGAATAATGTACGATATTATTAAATATCTTGATCCAAAATATTTATTTGTAGCAGCTCAATATACAAGAAGAGGTGGTATTGATATAAATCCAATTAGAATTTATGATCCTTTTGCTATAAAACCACACGAAACGTTTAATTATCTTTTTAGTACTTTTAAAAGATTGCCAAGACAGTAGATATTATTTAATAATTTAGCAGATGTTACTCTATTTAATTTTAAGACAGTAATGGAATAAAACCTATAGCGGGGTGGAGCAGTGGTTAGCTTACCGGACTCATAATCCGGAGGTCGCAGGTTCAAATCCTGCCCCCGCAACTTATTTAAATTGGAGGTTAAAGAGATGTTTATAAATCCACGAAGTGCTGTAGATCAAGGTTGGTTGCATTACGTACCAGAAAAAAACATACAGCCAAATGCCGTTGATGTTTCATTAGATGAAATTTATGCAATAGATTGTACGACGCCATTTCATTTAACACATAATTCTAAGATTCACAGAAAACGTGAACGTGTAGTTCCTTTCACAATAGAACCTAAAGAATTGCCTGAATTCTTTGGATGGTTCCTACCTTCAGGTATCTATGATTTCGTAAGCAATGTATATGTAGAAATGCCTAAAAATACAACTGGTTGGTTTGTTTTAAGATCAACACTTAATCGAAATGGATTAATTGTGCTTAGTGGATTATATGATAGTGGTTATAAAGGTCCATTAGCAGGTACTCTACATGTACCTGGAGATTCCTACATACAAGTTGGCACACCTATTACTCAGTTTGCTATGGCACAGAGTGCTAGTGAAGGTCTTTATGCAGGAGGTTATAATGTTGAAAAGGGTGAAAAAGCAGATTATTTAAAGTAAAAATAGGAGTATCCCTAAAAGGCTGTTTATTAAGGTAAAAATAGTTGATTTCTGGTGTAAAATATAGTATAGTTAAGACAAGTTGGAGAACAATTAACCTTAACGAGGGGATAATTTATTATGAAAATGATACGTTTAATGGAACCTAAATTATTAGAAGTAGAAAATTATGACCGTAAAATTAAAAAAAGGTTAGAGGATGAAAAAACATTAGCACAAATGTCTATTGTAGATTTTGCACATGATTCTAAAAGATTAACACCACAGAAACGGGGCTGTTTATGGGAAAAGTATTTAATATCTCGCGGCTATTTTGAACGAAAAGTAAGAAAAAAAGAAAAATGCGGTGATCTATATAAACAAGGCTGCTACTATGAACTTAAAACTAGATATTTTGAAAATAAAGACAAACTTTTTAGTGGTGGTCAGGTAAGATTATATCAACCTTTAGATTTTTATTTGTTTATTACTGTATTGAGTAGTAGATTACAAAAAACTGTAGAGGTGTTTATGCTTCTTATTCCTGCAATTAAACTAAAAGAACATTACCAACACGGAGATATACCTTTTTCAAGTTGTCATATCGAAGGGACTTCTCAAAATAAACAAACTGAAATTCATAAATTAAAATCAAAAAGAGAATGGAGTGTCACCTTAAGTAACGACACTTTTAATTGGAATAACTATGCAATCGAAGAAAAACAACTATGTACGTCATGATCAATACTACACAAAACCAGATACTGCAAAAAAGTGTATAGCTTCGATTAAAACTATACTTTCTTTTAGTGATTACGATATTATTTTAGAGCCCTCTGCAGGTACTGGTGCATTTTACACACTTTTACCCCCAGATTTAAGAGTTGGTATTGATATTGAACCTAAATGTGATGGTGTAATCCAAACTGATTTTCTACAGACGGAACCTTTAAGTGGAAAAGTTCTAACAATTGGCAACCCTCCATTTGGTGTTCAATCAAAATTAGCTGTTAAGTTTTTTAATTATGCAGCTGTTTTTTCTTCAGAAATAGCTTTTATTGTTCCAGCTGTATGGAGAAAATGGAGTATCCACCGTAAATTAGATAAAAAATTTAGTTTAGTGAAAAATTATAAAATCCCTTATAATTCTTTCACACATAATAATTGTGATTATAACGTTAATTGTGTATTTCAACTATGGACGTGCAGTATGTGTAAAAAGGATATGCGGATTAAACAAGCTCCTATTACAACCCACCCTGATTTTTCTTTTCTTGCAAACTCTAAAAAAAATCAAGCAGATTTTTTGATGGTTGTATGTGGTGCAAGGCGTGAACTAATCCACGAAATTAATTCTACCGTCTCCCGTTGGACGGTTGAAAGAATTAAAATTCACGTGAAAGGTGTTCGAGAAATTTTTGAAGCAATTAATTGGCATAAGTATTCTAATACGGGCACTGGAACCATGTGGATAAACAGGGCCACTATAGTAAAAGAATACGTTAGAAAGAAATTTCAAACCATTTAACAAAAGGTTAAAGAGAAGAGAGGAAAAAGAAATAAAATGATACAGTATCCTAAAGATTACGAATATGTGCAAACAAAATTTACATCAAACAGTAGAGGTACACGAAATGGTCGAAGAGTAGCTCAAAATGTTGCAGAATTAGCTCAATTTTTAAAACCACCTGTACTTTGTGTAGGATGTGGTGATGGGTTTGAAATAGAGTGTATGGCAAAAGCTCTGGGCATTGACCCCACAGATAAAGAACAAATTTTAGGTGTTGAAGTGACGAATGAAAGAGTTTTAACTGCAAAAGCTCATAATTTAAATGTTGTTGAAGGCGCTGCAGAAAATATTTTAGATATAATTGGCGATAAAAAGTACAATGTCTATTGTGCGCACACTTTAGAACATTGTTTTAATAAGCTGGTAGTGTTAGAGCATTTTAAGAAAGCTGCATTAGATACAATTGTTATGGTTGTGCCTGTGGAGTTAAGAGGAAGAACACGTAATAGAGCTCATTATAGTCCTATTGCTAATTTAGGTTATATAGCCAACTTATTTGGATTAGATTGGCAGGTAGATACCAAATACAGATGGCGTATTGAATTAGAAGGTATTATTGTGGCTCATCGTGATGCCATGAATTGGCCGGATAGAGTAAAGCCTGAAAGTAGACATGCAGAACTGTTAGTGAAAGGAAAATTTTAAAGATGAAAAAAATGAAGATACCTGAATTTAAAACCGAAACAGAAGAGACTACCTTTTGGGAAAACCACAGCTTTTCAGAGTGTGTGGAGTACACAACAGAAATGGAGTTCTCAAACTTTGCAAAGCCTTTTCAAGGTCAAGATATGAAACTTTTAAGAAAAGCAGAAGAAGATTGTCTTCCAACCTTTACAGGAGAAGAAAGCAAAGATTCTAATATTGAAGAAAGCATGATGGAGTATATGAAAAGAACAGGTAGTGGTGTTACTTTATTGAAAAATAAAAAAACACTTTGGTGGATTATGTGTCCTACCTGTAGTAGATTACTATACGGTATAGCAGATAATAAATGGATGTATAGGGATCCGATTTGTGAGAAATGTAATCATATGGTGATGGGTCTATCCAATCCTTTTGTTAATTCCACGCAACAAAATTCTTAAATAGAGGTAAATTAATGCTTAGTGCTATTTTAACATCCTATAACACACATGATATTACAGCAGCTCATGTAAGAGAGATTATGAGGTTTGAAACTAAACCTGACGAGATAATAGTGGTGGATGATGCAGGTGATCCAGGGTGTAGAGATTTACTTTTTAATTTAAAACGGAGTGTGCCCGTTACTTATGCAAGAGTACAACAAAATATTTTATGGAACTATACGGGAGCTAGGAACTTAGGCATTTGGTTATCCAGAGGTGATTATTTATCTTTGGAAGATTCAGATCAAATACCTGCACCTACTTTCTATCCACAAGCTCTTCGAGTGTTAACAAATGATACCGGTATGCATAAAGTCGTATCTCAAACCCGACGTAAGATAAAGATTACAGAATTAATAAAGCCGTTAGAAGAGTGGAAAATCTGTGGTACAAGATCTAAATCAATAGATTCAGGTCTGTATAGAAGAAGTACGGTAATAGCAGCTAAAGCTTTTAACGAAGAATTTGCTGGCTTTTATGGCTGGGGTGCTCAAGAATTAAATATGAAATTACGTGCTAGAAATAATGTAGAAGAATGGCAGCCCACAACTGCAGATTATTATGATGTAAGTTATGCATGTGCAGTACTTAGAGGTAGTCATTATTTTGTTGTTTGCCAACATGAAAATGATGGATTAGAAAGAAGAGCTACTCATTGTAATCGAAAAATATATAAATTAGCTAAGAGACGATTTGAAGAAACCGATATTTTTACTCACCCAAAAGGTATATTAAATTTTGATTATGATGTAGAGGTAATGGAGCCAAATTTATAAGGAGTGGTCGAGACAAGTGGATTATATAATTGGAAGGAACCAGAATGAATAATGTAGTTATTGTTTCGTTAAAATATACAAATATTTTTAATGAAAGATCCTCTATTTTTAGAAAAAGTTTACATTCAGTAGTTGAAACAACACAGCATTTAGATTATTGTAAAATTGTTGTTGTAGATAATGGGGAAGATCTTGACGAAGATTTTTGTTTAGATCAAATGCATAAAAATAATATCCATGCTTACGTTCGTCTTCCTAATTTAAATTTAGGAGGAGGACGTAATACTGGATTAGATGTAGGAATGCATCTTTTTAAAAATGATGCAAAATTTGTAGTGTTTGTTGATGATGATATTATATTTGAGAAAGGTTGGGTAGAAGAGTGTATAGAAATACTAAATAAATACCCTGAAGAAAAAATTATTGCTTCTCCTATACATACTCCTTGTCACATGAAGAGTCGTTTTTTTCGAGGAGAATTACCGGATAGTCATAGGTTAAATAAAAGATCTGGATCTAACTGTTTGTTTTTTAGAATTAAAGATTATAATGTATTAGGAAGATTTTCTGAAAAATTAGTTGTAGGATCTTGTGGGCGTAAATTTACTACACACTATAATAGAAAAAAATTTTAGGAGCTTTAACTTATAAACCTATGGCTACCGATATTGGCAAAATAAGACATAGTTATCCGGGAGGTAGAGATAGTCTAGCTACATATTTATTAAAAAAAAGCGGCATTAGCCCGAAGGTTGGATTACAGGTGGGTATATATAAAGTAAGATGTCACGGACTTTTAAACTATGGAGAAGTTAGTGCTTATCTTTTAT